CTGTTGTTAAAGGAACGTCATTAAAAAGCTTAAATGTTTTTGGAATATAAGAAATATCCAGCATATTGGTATTCAAACTGCCGTTTAAATCACTTATCTGCTTTGCGAGCGATCCATCAATATTCGGGTTCGCCTGCCTTGCGTCCAGTGCAAATCCCGCCACAGTCGTTGTCTGGTTATTTACGATACTTTCCGGTTGCAGTGCGCTTCCGATCTCCTTTTTCAGCGTAGGGTTACTAAGAGTTGTAGGCTGGTATTCGTGTCTTATAGTGCCACGTTCTAACTGGAATTTTATAATACAGTTAGTTAAAGTAGTACCAGCTACAATATATAAACCAAGTTCATCACGATCAAAGTCATCGGTTTGCGAATACTTAAAAATAACACTTAATGTTGAATTATTAACAGTACGGCAAGCAGCAATGTCCGTATTTATATTTTGTTTGTTTTTATTGGCTAAATATAAATACGCTTGTCCTTTGACTGTAGTTATCGTCAACACGTAATTTTTTCCAATTTCTAATCCTAACTTGCCTATAAAAACAGTATAGTGCGCGGTAGCCGTAGCTGTACCGTTAGCAGTTACAGACCCATCTTCGTTTACTGTCCAAGTGATACCGTTATTCGTATAACTATCCGGTCTATAATATGGATAAGGTATTAAATTCTGCCCTTGCTGATCTGATAATCTTTCATTTAAAGAAGTATTGCTAATCGTAGTAGGTTGATATTCATGCGACATCGTACCTACTTCAAGCATTGGCTTAAATGTAATATTATTAGCAGTTGCGCCGTTTCGAATAATCAACCTTATTCCATACTGGAGAGTATTCTCATCATTTGCTGTATATATTTCAGTTCCTTTCATTGAAGAAACTCCGTACTTCCAATTGGTAGGATTGTTTTTATCATAACGAACAAGCTGCATATAGCCAACGTTTGTATGCTGTTCATCAGTGAGCCCATCGCTAATAATATAGGTATTTCCTAACTGAAGCGATTTCATGGTAGATAAATTATATGGATATATCAATGAATACGGTGCCTCTTTACTAGCCGTGCCATTAGCAGTTACAGACCCGTCATCGTTTACAGTCCAAGTGATACCGTTAGTATTCCCTTCGGTTCCGTCATATGGATAAGGTATTAGATTCTGTCCTTGCAAAGTCGAAGTTTTGTCAATTTCTTTTTTCAGATTTACATTGCTCTCTATTGATGGTTCATAAGCATGAGCAATAGTACCTAACTCTAATTGAGGTTTGCATATACAATCATAAGTTTCGCTATTAGCGGCAGTTTCAATACATAAAGCAACCCAAGTATCAACATCAAATTTTAATGTTTTTGTCGCTGTACCATAAACTATATTATCAGCTAATTTTGAACCACTTTCATCATAAACGTAATAGCGAATCCCTGCATTGTCAGAGCTACAATTAGCAGAAATAGTAAAATAAGTATTGGCATCAATTTTAATGTTGCCCTCTTTTTTATCTGTACCCCACCATATACCAACACCCATATAAGGTCTTGATGTACTGCCATCTTGCGTTCCAGAAATACCGATAGAACCATCTTTATTATCTGTAAATGTTACTCCATATACAGTTTTAGTGGTTTGAGAATACGGATATGGTATAATATTTCTTCCCTGCGAAGTTCCAACACCACCAAGCTTAGTCTTTTCTTCGCTTGTATAATCATTAGAAGATAATCCCTTACCTTCTTCCTTTACAACAAGATTAGAGATATCTTGATGTTCAGTAAGATATCCTGCATCATTTGTAAACTCAGATACATTTGTTGGAACTATTGGAATTTCCGTCTTATCCGCTTTACCAATCTGTAATGCTGTAATAGCACTCTTATTATCCTTAATGGCACTATTCATGGCAGACGCACTTGTTTCATGTGTAGAAATCCAATCAGACATTTCCTTTAATGTATCAAAATCTTCAGGTGCACCAGCTACAACCTTTGCAATTCCATCCGAAACTGCTTTTTTTACCGAACCATTTCCCGTTCCATTAAGCGTTGAAATCGCCGTTTCATTAGCTTCAATTCTTTTCGTATTGCTCGTAATATTCGATGTATTCTGTTTTATTACAGATTCATCTGTTCCAATCTTAGATTTAATGCTTTTTAATTCGCCAGCAATCACTTTATTCTGTAAAGGATTTGTTGATTCTTCTGATAAAGCATCATCTACAGGAATTCCTTTTACAACACCGCTTTCGTCAATAGTAATGGTAGTACCGTCAACTTTTGATGCAACGTGACCGTTTGAATCAATTAACGAAACTGGTAACTTTGAATCTCCTTTAGAGATATACAGTCTATCCTCATCAGAGGAAAATTCAAATTTGTAACCGTCAAGAGCGGCGTTAATTTTGCCAATAGCCTCATCAATCAGTCGAATATTGCTTTTACCACCTTGACCTGTAAGTTGATCAAATACAGTCAACCATAATTCGCTGTAATCTGTTTCAGCCCACAACTTAACGCCAGTGTTACTTAATATCTCTGACATATACTTCCTCCTTTTAAATTATTTTCTTTCTACCTGTTTCTGAGATTGTTTGATTATAATAACTATTTAATGATCCACTCATCATTTTTAATCGTATCAAATAAGAAGCAGACATATTGACCTTCCCATTTGTAAAATTGATTTTATTATCTTCATTTGATTCATTAAAAATGTCTATCTGCGTATGAACTTCGTTGTTCTTAAGCTGAATCTCATTATTATCAATTTTCAGTTTTTCGCTTAATGAAAGAGAAGAGTTATTGTTCTGTACAACAATATCAGAATCGTTTTTTGACTCAATTCTTTCAGAAACTATAGAGGAAGTATTTTTATTCTCTATCTTTATTGTGTTTTCTTCTTTATTTTTGACATTTTCACGAATTAAAAATGTTGAATCATCATCAAATTTAATCTCATTTCTTGATTTTGCATGGAACAAAAACAAGACTCTTGTTAGAAATTTTGAATTATTAAAAGCCACGTTATTTGTGCGTGGCTTTAATATTGCTTTTAATGCTGTTTTAATAGAGTTCTTAATTTTAATAAAACTCGTATTAACAAGCTGAGTATATCGTGAAGCACCATGAATATACTCACGAAATGTTTGTCTATCCGAAATCTTGGATGATAAAATGTGATAGTTTATTCGCATACTTCACCTCGTTTTCTTTTATGCGTTCAGTACAGTAGTAGTTAACCCTTCTGTTGGAATTTCAAGAACTGCACCTGCCGGAATTTCCTGTGCCCTCATTAACTCTCCATAGAACATCATATTTCCACCTGTCTCTGCATCAAAAATCACCCAATGTGTAACAGGGGAAGCAGCCGTAGTCCATGATTCAGCAGCCTCGTCAAAACGGAATACTACAGAGTTTGAGATTGCACCTTCGTTTGGTTCACTCCAGTTAGTAGAATCACACTTAGCTGAGAAACGCTTGTAACTAGGAGCAGTAGGCTCTGTACAGTTTGTTCCCGCTTCTGTAGGAGCTGTCTTGCTTACTCCGATATAAATTGTCTTTTCGCCATTACGAAAGATATTAGTTAAAATCTGATTCTTCTCGTATGTATTAATCATTACGAATCCTCCTTATTTATTTGATCATAGGTTTTATTGAGATTTTGCCGAGATCGGCAACGAAACGATTCCCAAGTCTATCTGTTATAATCAGTTGATGTGTAAATTTACCAAATAGATTTAACGTGTCAGAAGATGGGATAGTGATTTGAATTACATTATCTGTAATTTTAATTGTGCCTTTGGTTGTTGATTCAGTTGCCAAAACCTCTGTTTCTCCGTACTTTGCTAAACGCCATTCACAAGAAGAAGCCGCTATATGATATTCTGTATCTAAAATGTCATATAAATCGACCTCGAATGTCTGTTGACAACCTTCAATCATACCAAAGTCTGAATTATTAAAAACTTCGCATGACATTATTTCACCTCATTGTTTTCTGAGTTCTCCTTCTCAATAGGCTTAATTGGATTATTTAAAATTACACTAATTTGTGCGATTCCTTGCGCTTGTTGAATTCCTGTAAAATTCATAGAATTCAGAATATTAAAAAGAAGTTGTATCTTATCTTTTGGATAAGAGACAACTTCCTGTACTTGTGTATTATTCTGTTTTTGTTCCATATTAACCCTTTCTTTATTTCTTTTTGAACGTGCTATTACACCATGATTTTGTTGCATAACCACTTAAGTCAGATGCAGTAACCATTTTACGATATACTTCAGACAACTTATATGCTACATATTCATTTACATACGTTTGAACATAATCTGGTGTTGCTCCTGTCAAAATACCAGAACTATAATTAGAAAAATCAATGAGCCTAGATCCACCGCCATATGTTCCAACTGCAACTGAGTAAGATGCTTCGATATCTTTTGTACTTTTTGGAAGCGAAGAAGAAGTGATAAGTTGTTCACCGTTTGCAAAAATTGTACCTTTTAGATTGATAACATTTGATTGAATATTCAATTCGTTAGAACCATTTATATAATTACAATTCATAGAATTAGAGAATATACTATTATTACTTATTATTGTTCCGTCATTATTTCCATTAGATAATAACTGTATTAAGCTTGGAGATATTATACTTGTTCCATAGTCACCATCATACCATAAATATCCATTTGTAATTCCCCAATCACCAATTAACCCCGCATTTGCTTTCATATTTCCATATTTATCCACTAAAAAGTTACCATTGTTTATATTAATACTTCCACCAATAAGATCTCCACTAAACGTACCTTTGTTTGCGGTTAAATTACCATCTTTATCAACCGTAAATGTCCCATTACCAAGATTGATAGAGCCACCTTTTAACTGACCGCTGAAAATGCCACTAGAACCAGTCAAATCGCCCATAAAATGCACATTACCATCTGAGTCAACGTAAAACTGTTTGTTATTCCCCTTATAAATAGAAAATAATTCTTCACTTTGATTCGGTTGAATTCGTACAGAGTTATTACCACTTTTAGCAATAAAACCAGCATCATCAAATTTATAAGTACCTGAATTGTTTTGTAAAGTAAGATATTCTCCCAAAAATAATTTTCCTAAAATTGCTTCGGCATTTACGGCATAAACAGTATTTCCATTTTTGTCAATGGGAATCTTACCGATAGCCATTTTTGCACTCTGGAAACCATCATCTGAAAATACAATTTGGTTGTTAATAATCTTAATCTGTTCGGGATCAAAGTCATTCTTCTGTTCATTCCATTGCCTGAACCACATTCCAGTTTCGTCCCATGATTGATGTTGATTTTTTACAGGAATATTTGCAACATCTAATCCATATTTCCGCATTTCCTCAACAAAGTTACTCTGATTTACAGACTTATCGTATTGGTCTTTGTTAAACTGAAAGCTCATAGCAGCAGAGTTAGCCTGTGAAATGATACTGGCTACATCATTACATACACCATGCACACGAATAGCATCAGAGAATGTTACGTCAATTTTACTTGTGTCGTTATAATCAACTGTAAAACTAATCAATCTCAATTTAATTACAGTATCATAATCAGTAGCCATTCTTATGAAGTTGCCAAGTTGGAAATACTTTAAGAATCCTTTGAATTGTGGAATAGTGAGAACATTAGAAAGAGTAGAAGTGTACTGATATTGTGGTCGGCATTTCTTGGATAAATCCTTCCATGCAACATCATATAGCTGACGTTCAATGTCGAATCTCTCTGTATCAGTTGTATTATCTGTAGTAATATAATTGTCGTTACTATATGTTTCCTCTACAACATAAGAATCAAGTGTTTTCCATTCATCCTTAGTAAACCATTTATCCATATCCAACTGAGATTGAACAGCATTTCTTTCTGCGATAATAGAATTATATACATCTGTAGCAGAATCAACCTCAGACTTTCTTTTATTGTATTCGGCAGTAACATTGTTCAAATCCTCAAGATTTTGCTGATACAGATTATAGTTAAAAGAATTTGGCTTATTCATACCTTGGGCACAATAAACTTCATCTATGTTCTTGAACGATTTAACCTTTGAATCCAGAAAATCCAATCCATATTTCGTCCAATCCTTAGAATCCAAACTATCAGGTAATCTCGTTTCAAGTTCCTGAATAACACCAATCTGATCACCAAGATGCTTCATAATTTCTTCGTACTGTGGTTTTAAAGATTGATATTTTTCATTATATAACTTTACTTTGTTCTGAATAGATTCTTCCATTTCAGGTAAATAATATTCAAAATTATAAATCTTATTTGTGCTATTTGGATTGACTTCATTGATATAAATTCCATCACCACCATTTACACGATAGCATGTAATAATGCTATTTTCATCAATGCTTTCTATCATAGACTGCGCAAGATTATCCATTGAGATATAGATATTTGTATCTTCTCCATAATCGTCTAAATCATAAGCATTTATAGTCATATTGAATGTATCGAAAACAAACAAACAATTAAATGCTTCTGATACATCACCAGTCAAAAATGAATATATATCTATATCGTCCTCGTCAAAACTTCTTTGTTTGTTAGCAAGAGTAGCATCTACATGACCAACCGACCAACTTGGAGCAACATTCAATACACGATGCAATAAACTTCCTTTAGGGTTTGTAGGATCGTAGAAGATGGTCTTTACATAATCGTCATACAAAATCTCGCCCGTATTACATTCAAAATCAATGAGTCGCTTGTTACACAATGTACACTCTAATGAATTTGCTGTAATACTTTTTGAGATCCCTGTATTCTCAATATTAGTCTCCGCATGAATTTTATACCAGCCAATACCCTGTACCATAATCAAACGATCTTCTTGAAAATCGTCATAATGTTCATATTTATTACCATTGATATCTCTATAGATTTTAAAAGAAGCAGTCTGATAAGCATTTAGATTAAAAGTAAGAGATAAATCATCATAAATACTTACTGCACCAAGAAAAGTTTTATCCTTTTTAGCAATGTAGATAATTGGTTTTTCAAGATTGTTCAAGAAATCAACGGGTAAATTAAATGATTGAACCGCCATCAGATCACCACCTTCCTTGTTGGTCTATATTTCATAGTAAGAGTGCAATTACCCTCAACCTTAAATATGTTCGTTCTCTTGTTAATGTCGTTTACAATACGTGGAAGTTTATAGTTGGTATCGTTGTAGATTTTATGTGATATAGCTGTAGAAGTGATTTCTAAGATTGTTCCATCAATTTTTATAACTTCATTATTGATGCAATTATCCAGCTTGAAAATTTCACCCGATGTTTCATTGGTAATTTTGAGGTTACAAGCACTGGAAATATCAATTTCTATATCGGGATAAATATAACCAATTTCATCACTCATATCTACAAACTTTAACATACCAATACCATTTTCTGTTGTTGCCTTTAGTGTAATTAACTGTCCAAACCCAAATGGGGCATCTGTTGTCCCTGTGATTGTAATCCCAATAATATCACCAGCTATAGAAATAGGGGATACATTTAATTGTGCATTAAAATGAACTGTATCATAATCTAATCGTGTAACTGTGAATTCCTTATAATTATCTTTCCTCTGTAACCATCGAGCAATTGCAGAATACTCATATGAATCAATTGGCTCAAAATTCTGTTTCATAACTTGGAATTCAAACTTAATCGCTTCTGAATAACTTGAATTTCCATTTTTATACCATCTATTTTGAATAGGAGAGGAGGTTAGTGTAAATTCAATATTGCCACCTGTCGTATCAGATGGAGTATTCCCGTCAAATTCACATACCATCAGTCCATACTCATCAGAGGTCTTATTATCAAAAGTAAAACCACGAGTTTGAATTGTCATGGCAACCTCCTTTCTTTTTACATCCTTTTCTTCATTTCTTTTTCATATTTCTTTTTGAGTTTTTTCATTTCTCTGTTTGTCCCAGAAAACTCTTTATTCAATTTCTGTGTCTCAGAAATAATATCTTGTAATTCCTTAATATCACTTCCAAAACTTTCAATTTCTTTCTCTAATTCAGTGTTTTTCTCCTGTAACTTCCGAATCTGTTCATCACGTTCAAGAAGCAGTTTTTCAAGAATACTTACTTTTCTTTCATTAGTCACTTCTGACATACGTTTTCCTCCATTAAAATAGGAGAGGATATTTCACCTCTCCATAAATTATCTTCTTACTCCTTTGGCATAAGTTGCTTGGTTAATCTTTCTCACAACATTTTCAGCCTGTTTCTGAGCAACACCTTCCATCTGCTTAACAATCTTGTCTGTAGCGACACCTTCAACAATCGTTCTGTTGTCGATTTGATAAGTAGGAGATTGGGATGAAACTTTCTCAATAGGAATGTTCTTCAGATTGCCAATAATAGAATCAATCTGTGGAATAACAGGCTTAAAATTCAACAATGCTTGCGTCTGTTCCTTAGAAAGTACAGCTTCGCCACGTTGTAAGAAACTAATACCATCTTCACCAGAAAGTTTAACAAGATCCTTAATCACACCGCCAGTTGAGAACGAAGCGTCTTTTATAAGTTTCTTGAGAGCTGAAGTAATTTTCTCTCTATCGTTTTTACCAGACAAATCACTTTTTACAGATACACCAAGTTTCTTCGCAAGAGCAACTTCATTAGCCTTACTTAGAACTTGTTTATGCTGTTTCTCATAAAGGTACTGATTAAGAGCACCGTAATACGATTTCTTGTGTGTTGCCGATACTGAATGCTTAGATATCCATTCTGTAATATCACTTGCTTTCTTTCTGAGTTTATTCAATTCCTGTTGCTTGTCATCATCATTACTTCCAGAAGAACCAGAACCGTTTCCGCTTGAAGTTCCTGAATCGTTTGACGATCCAATACCTTGTGCGTCTGTAACTTTTGTCTCTGTATACTTGGCACTTGCTTCAGCGGCTCTGTCAGCAGCATCACAAATAGATTGCCATGAAGATGCAATCAAACTAAGTTGTGCAGTAATACCAGATACGTTAGACGATAATGTGCTTGCATAATCACCAACAGCAGATCCACCGTCTTTCCAAGCATTAGTAATATAAGTTGAGATTGAAATGCCCAAATCCTTAGAAATTTTCTCGATATTTGATGCAACCTGTGAAGAGTTAGCATTTACATATGTGAGTGCATCGGAGAAGACTTTATCTGTATCTTTCAGATAGTCTTCGGCAGACTCTTTACTCTTGGTGAGCATATCATCGAGTGCTTTTTCTTGATCGGATATGGAACGATCATATAACATATCTGACCTATCTTTGTATGCGTCTTGAAGATCGGATTTGATTTGCTGTATCTTTTTACGTCCAGATTCTGAAGTATCCCCTTCTAGGGCAGCCAATTGCTTTTCTAATTTTGCAATATTTTTATTAGAATCGGCAAGTTTATCTTGCCATTCCTTTAGCCATTATGTTACTGTATTAAATAAATATAAAATTGTTCAATTCTTCTTCTATATTATTGTATTTGTAATATGGTATGCGAAGAAGAGATATACCATTTTCTTTGCAAAAGTCATCTTTTATCTTGTTATGTTTCTGTTGTGTTTTAAATGCTTTTTCTCCACCGAAATATTCTATAGGTTTAAAATGTTGTATTCCATCATATTCTATAATTTTATTATATTTTTGAATATAGAAATCGAATGAAAGACATATTTTATCACGACAATCACTAAACGTCTTTTCACTCTCATATGGAATATTATTATTTTCCAACCATGTTGAAATCCTTTTTTCTCCATGACTTTTTTCGCTACAATTTGGACAACCATATCCTTGTAGTATTTTTTCTGGAGTAGCATACCAATCAATTTTATGTAAATTGCATCTATGAAGAATTTTAGCTTTAATGTTAATATAATCATCAATAACATCAATGTGTGGATTCACTTGTCGTACTTTGTTTTTATATTCTTCGTTTGACATTGCCATTGACATTCTACGTTTTTCATTGATACACGCAATACATCCAGTTTTCCCTAATAAAATATTTGACGGAGTAGCATAAAAAGAAGTATTATGTATTAAACATTTATGTTTTATGCTTGTATTCGCACCAATATATTCTTCTTCTGGAATTATATTAGTGCTTATGGATGACAACTCTAATTTATATTCTTGAGTTGTCTTCATTACATTATTTCTAAATTTTTCTTTTCTGCAAAGTTCGCATCCGTTTCCTTGTAGCGCACCTGAAGGTTTAATTTTCCAATAAACATCATGTACTAAACAATGATGAGTAATTTTTTTATCAGCTCCACAGTATTTATCAATAACTTCTATTGTTGGATTTTTTTTGATAATTCTGCCACATAATCTTCGTGAGTTTTAGTTCTTTTTTCGTTTCTTAAATTCTGTGCACATTGCGGGCATCCAGTTCCTTGTAATATATTATTAGGTTGTGCTTCCCATTCAAATCCATCAATTAGACAACGATGCAAAATAGATATTTGAGATCCAGTATATTCGCCAATCACTTCTATATTTCTATCTTTTAATTTATTTATATAATCATTGTGAGAACGAGATAATTTTTCCCTAACAATATTTTTTCCACACAACGGGCACCCTCTACCTTTTAATAAATTATTTGGAGTTACAAGCCATTTATAATCGTGGATTATACAACGATGTAAAATTTTTGTTTGTGAGCCATTATATTCTTCAAGAACTTCTATATTTGGGTTAATTTCATATAATTCTTTTATATATTGTTCGTGTGTCTTTTTTGGCGTTCCAAAGCAAATAGGACAACTTTTTCCTCTTAAAATATTTGTAGGAGATGCATCCCAAACATTTCCACATTTTTTACAACGATGCGGAATTTTAATTCTGTTTCCACAATAAATTCCAATAACTTCTACATTAGGATTCTTTTCTGCTAATTCTTTAACATATTCTTCATGCGTTTTCTTTCTACTCATGTTTACCTCCTTTCTTTTATTCTCCTTTTGAACAATTTTTATTTATAAGGGCTCGTTAAGCCCTACAGATTTTACTTTTTAGTAAATTTTCTTTAACTTTCGTTAAAGTGCAGACCATATCATTCACCATGTCTATTAGATTTAGGTGTGTTCCACTTCGGGAGACTTCTCCCTAACGGTATTTCAACCGATGGTCGTTGAACCTTCCTCTATTCGAGGCTTGGCTGCTGATTTCCCATTTTTGAGCATAATAAAAACACCTATGAACTAGGTGTTTAAACTCATCATATATTTAATTTTTAAACATTCACACTTGGGTATATTTCATCCCTATGTTGTAGTTAAATATCTTTAAGGTTTTCCAGCAATTCAAAACAATACATTGTAAACTTTCGTATTACAACGGACTAAATTAAATTTAATCTTTTTCGGTTTCTAATAATTCTTTTTGCTTGTCTATGCTTTTTGAAAGGGCATCATTCTGCGCATCTAATCCTTGCTTTACATAAGCAACTAACGACTTCTTCGCTTCATTTGCAGACTTGATAGAATCACGCTGACCTTGCTGATAAGTCCTCAACTGAGAGTTGTAATCGTTAAGACCAATTTTTCCTTCATTATACATCTCATTCAAATCAGCAATAGCATCTTTGTACTTTTGAGCCTCCGCAAGATATGTATCATAATTCTGCGCAGTAAGTCCAATAGCAGTAATACCATCATCAGTAATCATTCCTGTATCACTGTCAAACAGATTGTCAGAATCGAGCATGTCAATTAAGAAATCTGTCTCGTCTGTGATGTCTCCAAGCTTATTAAGTAACTCATCAAAACGATCAAATTTCAATTCATTGATAGACTTTTGAAACTCTGCAAGTTCCTGCTCATCCTGTTGAATAGATTCATAGACACCATTTAAGGCTTCTTGAGCTTCATACCATTCATCGCTACCAAACTTAATCGTAGATAATTTCTTTGCAAGTTTTCCAGCTTCTTCTTGTTTAAGCTTCATGTCAGATTTGACGGCATTTGCCTGACGTGTATAGTAAGCCTCACCAATCAACTGACCTTTTGCTTCAGCTATACTAAGAGAATTAGAGACAGCGTTCTTTTTCTGCTCAATCAGCCCAGCTTTATTATCGTATCGTTCCTGTACCTTATCAAAGCGATCTTTCCTAGCCTGACGCACATTAGAGGTATGATCCTCTTTAGCCTGATTATAATTATCAGTTGCGGTATTCTTTGCAAGAAGATATTCATTATGTGCTATGCACTTTTCCCTAAGAGTGTCATTTTCAATTTTGTTAATAAGATTATACGAAATTGACTTATTGGATTTTAAATTACTCTTAATAGAATTAAATTCCTTTTGAGTAAGACCAATGTTTTTAGCTTTTGTTTTTTTAAGAGACTTTGTAAGAGAACTCTTATTTGAGTTGTAACTCTTTGTTGCACCAGTATAAGCAGTTTTTGAAGCTGATAACTGGCTATTATAGTTTTTAATAATCTGTTTATACAGACTGTCAATATCAGACGTACCGATTTTTTTTGTTGGATTAAATGTAAGATTACCTACCTTGGCATTCAGAATATCCATCTTAGTTCCAAGTTTTTCAATCTTATCAGAAGCATTGTCAATCGGGTTGTTCGCTAAAGTCTCATATAAATCCTTTAATTGATCCGTAAGACTGGCGACCTGTTCCTTACAAGCTTTTGCTTTCTCATAATAGGTCTGATAATCCTTTAATGCATTTTTCAGGTTTTCATTCTTAATAGAAGCAATACCATCTGAACCAAGTGTTCCTTCACGGATAAGTCTCTTATAATGTTCAAGTGTCTTGGATGATACACCTTTGACCTTTTTTACATTTTTTCCGCTTGTCTTTGTAGAACCACTTATTCCACTAAAACGTGAACCAGATACAAAATCCTTACGAGATGAAAGCTTGGAAACTCTTACAGATGCACCAGTATGAGGGGACTCAATAAACTTACCGTCTCCACCATAAATACCTACATGTGTGATGTTGTTCTTGCTTCCAAAGAATACTAAGTCACCAGCCTGCAAATCACTTTTTGAAGTGATCTTTGTTCCCATCTTAGCTTGATATGATGCTTTGTGTGGTAAACTTACACCAAACTTTTTGTAAATCTGCTGTGTAAATCCAGAACAGTCAGCACCTTTCGTAAGACTTGCGCCACCCCAAACATATTTCAATCCAAGATAATTTGTAGCCTCATCATACAAAGCATTTCCACCTGAAGAAGATGAGGATGAAGAAGTTGTCTTTTTACTGTTCTGTGTTTTCGCAGCTTTATTGGCATATGCCATGTATTTTTTGTATGCTTTTTCCTGTGCAGTAATAGCTTTGGTAGTAGCTTCGATAGCTTTTTTAGTTTGATTTTTCTTCTGACCGAATGTTAGAAGATCATCAATCTTGTCTTTAGCCTTAGATGCCTTGTCTGCAAGATTATTAAGTTTAATCTCAATAAAATCAAACACCTCGGCAGCGTCAGACTTTGTTTTTGATTTAGATTTGGATTTTTTTGATGACGGAGATTTATAACTTGATGAACCAGAAGAATTTACTTTCACTTGTGGTATATCTAACTTTGCACCAGCAGAAGTTGTTACACCATTTACAATGCCTTGAATTGCACTGTTAATATTGTTGCGCATTTCATTAGACATAATTGGATTGTCTGATAATCTTTGTTTTAATGCTGCAAGTTTATTTAAAGCTTCTGTACCTGCGCCAGCCATTTTAGCAAGAGTGTAAATATTTTGACAATCTGCATCAGTTACAATAGTGTTTTTGTTACAATACTGTTTTTCTAATGTGAAAGCTGCAAGTTTTGCCTTTTCCTGTTCTGTAATATCACCAAGATTTTGAAGTTTAAGAATATCAGCAACTGTGGCATTTTGCAAATCTGTGGATGCATCGGCAGAAAGAAGTTTTTCAAATCTAAGTTCTTCTTCCTTTTTTGTCAAAGCCTCTGTTACAATTTGCTCGGCATTTTTAACACCCATATCTTCAAGCTGAGTGATATAATACTGTTTGTTTTCATCAGTAAGATTAGCGAGGAAATTACCATCGTTTACCCATTCAGTAGCAAGAGCATTGGCTGCCTTCTGGCACTGATCCATGCTAGATTCAGAACTACCCATTACCTCTTCAAACTTATCCCAAGATTCAAGACCACGGACTGAAACATCAAATCCTGCTAAATCAGAAGCGGATGCAACTGTACCATTCTTCTTGTCAGCAAGCATATCAGACATCTTAGAAATCTGTGCAGACATAGAAGAAAGTTGCGTAGAAGCGTTTACAAGACCGTTAATTTTTTGTGCAAGTGCCTCTGCTGATAAACCTGTTTCATTCATCAACTGCTGACCACCAGCCAAACCTTCAAGTGCGTTTCCTGTTAATTGTCCTGCATTTGCAAGGTCAAGAAGGTCATCTGCCGCACCTTTTAAATCGGAATCGTCTGTGTTTTTGAGATTGAGCCATGCTTCGTCAAAAGAAGCGATAGATGTGGTAGCAGAATCAGCAGCATTACCCGTATCTTCAATAGCATCCACACCAGCATTCAAATCATCACAGAAAACTTTAAGATTAGAATCTTTTTCCCCTAAAAACTCTGCGTTATTAATCGCATTCATGAGGTTAGGATATTTTTGTAATTCTTCCTCTGTAAGCTTACCTTCTTGTGCCAATTGTTTAAGATCTTCTTTTGATTTCTCAATTCCGTTTGTATTGAAAATTTCTGAAATCTGAGAATTATTCCATCCTGCTTTGTCAGTATAAGAGTAGATTAACTTAATTATGTCTGCAATTTCTTGATATTTTGAAATTGTATTTTTTTCATCGGAAGACAAAGATTCTCCATTAGACTTCTTTTTGACAGCATTATCATATGCATCTTGAAGATTATTCTTCTTCTTTGTGAGATCTTCAATATTATTATTTAATGATGTCGTATATTCATCTACAGTATCAATACAATCTTGTAAATTCTCTTCATAATACTTAATATCATCCTTAGAACCAGATTTCAAAGCTTTGTTATATCTCTTTTGTGTCTTTTCCATCTGCTCCGTATAATATTCATAAGATGCTAAATTGTCAACAATATCATCGCTGTTTCGAGCTTCCTGAAATACGCCAGTTGCTTTTGACTGAGCAAGTTGAGTATCAACCGCATTTTTATCAATATCACCTTTCCCATATTGCTTATTAAATGCAGTTACTGTTTTATCTGCCACCTCTCGCGCAGAATTAGCCTTCTCTTTTTCTTCAATATTTTTTTGAAGCTCTAACTGTCGAGTAGCTTCTTTTAATTTGTCTAATTCTTCCTGTTCAACATAGGTAAGTTTATCTTTCTTATTAAGTTCATCAATTCGTTTATTTTGTTCGTTTAACTGAGATGTCGTTTCTTCTAGTACGGATTTCGCAGAAGCATATTCACTAGTAGCTTTATCCATAGCTTCATTTGCCTTCTCGACACGATGAATCCAGTTATCTATTGCTGTGATAGCCAGTTGGATGCCTTCTGCGATAAGCATACCAGCAATCATATTTGCCGCCATCTTTAATCCTTCTAAAGCAATATTAGCAGCTTTAGCACCAATGGTCATTTGCTCTAATCCATTATTATAAGCAATAGCAGACTGTTTTGCTGCATTCTGAGCATTTTTTACATCATCAAGAGATACTTTAGTTAAGTCATTTTCTTGAACAAATTTTACTTGCCATTTTTCGCCTTCTTTTAGGCAATTAAAATAATCCTGCCAAGTTTTTTGACCAGCTTCTATTTTTTCTTTATTATTAAGAAGTGAAGCCAAAATATTAGATGGATCTTGATCATAAACAGAAAGGTCTTTTAATTTATTTTGTATATCAGATTTAGTAATAATAAATTTATCACTTAAATCTTTCTTAACAGAAGAATTTTTCCATGCATTCACAATATTTGATATTGTATAATCATTTGTTTCAATTAATTCATTAGAAACTTTTTTAAATCTATTTCCAATATCTCCAAATGATTTTCCAAATATTCCAAATTTTGATGAAAATGTATCTTTATCACTGTCAAATGTTTTGAAAATCATACTATATTATCAATACAAGCTGTTTGAATACTTGTCGAATTTTATTATATATGATACAATTTTCATAAATTGGAGGTATATTATCATGTTAATGTATTGTAAAAAATGCGGAAGAGTATGGATGAAATTTGGTACTGAAAAAAACGATTGTGATATATGTGGATCAATTTGTTACCCTATTCCAGATAAATATTTATTAGTCTGGAATGGTGAAATTGACCATGATACTATTGATAAAAACAAAAAAGACCAATTCATAGAAGAGTGCGTAAAATCTTCACCAGAATTTGATGAATATCTCTTTAATAATCGAGACAGAATCAAAGCACAAAAATCTGCCGAATATGAACGAGATATGGCTATCGGTGATGCAATACGTCAAGGTGCGGATGTTAAAACAGCTTTTCGCAATGGTGGTAAGAACATGCCAAAATGCCCTACCTGTGGCTCACTTAATGTAGAAAAGATTTCAACAGGAAAGAAAATATTCGGAGGTGCAATGTTTGGACTATTCAGCTCTGATGTAAGAAATACAATGCATTGTAAAAACTGTGGAGCGAAGTGGTAAACATACGTTCCGACTATACCTGTATAATAATCAGTGGTAAAATATTCCATATACTAATGAATGGATGTGATACCAATGAAACAGATATACAAAGTTCATTACAAAGAAAAAGCAACTAAAAACGAACCATCTGATTTAATAGATATTAAAGTGGAAGAAGTCGGAAAGTGTCCTTGTTGTGGAATTGCGACAAGTCCAACATTTTTAGAAGGGTTTGTAATTCCTCATTCTGATTTACCACATATAATTTATGCATATGTTGCATTATATTGTACAAGTTGCCACTCGATATATACAGCGAGATATATCAGTAACGGAGGAATATTAGATTTACAATTAGATAGCGTCTTTCCTAAAATTGCAAAAGAGATTTCCTTTTCTGATAACATAAACGAACTATCTCCAACATTTGTTTCATTATATAACCAGGCTTCAGTTGCCGAAACTAATATACAAATTTACGGTCTTGCAGGAATTGGTTACAGAAAATCTTTAGAATATTTGATAAAAGACTATCTTATAAAAATAAAACATCAAGATAAAGATACTATTATCAAAATGGATCTTGGGAATTGTATCAATAAACTTGATGATAGAATGAAAACTATTTCAAAAGCATCAATATGGATTGGGAATGATGAAACACATTATTTCCGCAAAAATCCAGAATATGACATAGAAGATTTAAAGTCTTTTATAGATGTTCTTATTCATATTATCGAAATTGATTTTGCCACAGAAAAAGCTGAAAACTTAGTAAAAAAGAAATAAAAATTTTATACATAGTATTTAATAAACCAACATCTTCTCGTCTTTGAGGAGGTGATTTGAGTGCATAACTACGATTTTTTAAGGTTGGTTCATGTTCGTGCGTATAAGCGTATGAGATTCGGCAGAATCGAGTACGTGTGCGAACACTATCGCTCTTATCCGTGTAGATAGAATAAGAGATTGGTAGCCTGAGACGAGAGCTACACAGATGTTGGTTTATTAAATACTATGTATTTTATTTTAAGGTGACTATATTTACCAAGCTGATTCTGATGGTAATTGGACTATCTTACTTTATGTAGTTGATGATGGTTTATTTGCAAAAGAATATACTAAATCACAAGAATAGGAGAGAACTATGAAGCGTATCTCATATCAAAGAATAGCTTATTCAGTTACACATAGTTTTTTAGATGAAATAATGGCAAAAGACTATCTATATCTGAAAGACAAGTTAAACAATATAAATATTGAAGAACTTTCTCTCGTAGATAAGATATTTGTTATTATATGTGTTAATTACAGACATAAAGTAATATCAACAAAAAACTATTTAAGACGTAAATATAATATAGAAATTTCCGAAGATGACGTATTTCATGTATTGCTCGAATGTCAGTGCTTTGATATAGAAATTACGGCAATGGCTAAAGCATATTTATATTATGATTTCAGTAAATCAGAAATTCTTGATGAGCAAATTGAACACATTAATGAATATGGAGAAATTGATTTACCGTATACATATGAATTTCATGAAATAGGGTAGAATTATAATTTATGTCATCATGAATAACAATAGTAGTTTTAAAGTTCAGTTACTCATGTATGATAATGAATAAGATGAACCCACCTAAACATACGATTCATATAGCGAGAGAGTAGCCTTGCGACTACTCTCCACGATGATTACTGTAATGTCTTTACAATTCCACGCCAATAATCGAAGCGTCCCTTAACATTCTCACGACTTCCTGTACCACTCTGAACATATTGTTTATATTCTTCATTAGAATCATATGTTGCAATAAATTCAGATATCTTCTCTGCAAGACGAGAGAATGATTTCTTGTCTTTAACGATTCTATAACCAGTATATAAAATTTGTGGAATACTTGTGGATGGAATTTTTACTTTATCATCAAATGATTCGTTAAATCTATCCATGGCTTCTTTTAATGTGTCAGCTCTACCAAGATACTGATCCGCATAATCAGCCACATAAGTATCAATATCTTTGGTTCTAAAAGATGTGAATTCCTGTTCCTGATTAGAAGAGATAAGCATCATAGCCTGGATAATTGTATCTCTGTCTGTTCCATTCTTACGCTGTGTCTTTGACATGATTTTATCCATAAATGGATGATTAGCGAGAGAGTAGACCTTTTCGCTGAACTCATCCGACTCATGTACTACACGAAGCAATTTACCATTCAGAGGTTTTCCTGAATTCTGGCGAGCAAACATGATTTTAACTTCTTCATCAGTATAATCAGATAATGTGCAAAATTCTAAAGTGCAAGCAAGAAGTGTTTCTTTTACTTCGTCATCAAGTTTCTTGAACTTCTTTCCTGCAATTTCATATTCCTTAATAATTTGTTCTCCATTTTCTTTTACAGATATGAATACATTTGGAGTATCTTTACTCAATGAGAATACATCATTGATATAATCAATACAGGTAGATGTTCTCTGAGAACCATCTAACGGATAGATTATGTTTTCTTCCTCTACAACATAGATTGGGTTAACTGGAATGCCACTTAATAAGCTATGAATCAACAGACTCTTCATGCGAGTATTCCACTGTCCAGTCGGACGCTGTAGACGATGTTTAAACGATATATTCCCCTTCTTGTTTTGGTTATTTATCCATTGTAAAGTGCGTTCTTTGCTAGAATTTTTCATCATGCTACCTCCTTAAAAATACAAAAATTTTTATATTTTCACAATAGCATAATTGTAAAATTTTGTAAATAGAATTATTCAAAATTTGAATATTTTTCTTTCTGCATTATTCGACAAACTTACGTTCTGGATTTATGTGGTTGGAAATATATGGTAATATAATACCAAGCAAACTGTATTTGAGTTATCGTATCTCATGTCAATAGCACGACAGAATGCTCGGTATTTACCATACGAAGTGCCATATTTGTAGTTTGGCACGATTCACATCGGAAATAAATTCAGCTCGTTCTGAGCAATACATTTCCCAACTTTAAGAAATACTACAAAGAAGGGAGGGTAGAATTGGAAGTATTTAAAATACTTGTAAGTGGTGGACTTTTAGTATACGGCTGTCATTTTCTTTGTGTCATAGTTGATACAATTGGAAAGTGTTATACTGTTAATAAGTGCAAAGACTATACGGACTCACAAACCAAGTCTTTATCACAAATGTTCACCAAGACTAGAAAAATCTTTCGTAAATAATTCTATTTCTGTATTTGTCATTTATTTCCTTTTATTCCTTAATTGAGGGCAGGTCATCACGACTGTCCTCTATTTTACTTTATTTATTCTCTTTTTACTATTGAAATAATCATTGATGTTTGATACAATAAATTTGTACATACCGACCAATTTTATGTACTACCCCCAATGTTACAATATAGGGAGTCTTTGATTTTTGGTAATCTCAAAGACAATTTAGCACTACAATACAGCAGTTGTAGTGCTATTTTATTATTCTCTATTTTACTCGATTGAAATCAAGATTTCTTGGTTTTGTTCCATCTTATCTACCTCTAGGAACTGAAAGGTCAAACTGATTTACACGAGATATGAGATAAGTTCACATCATTTAACATGTCGTGTCATGAGTACGGAATGCATATTATAGTAGCATCGTTTCATATAACTACCACCAACGGTTGTCACTCTCTGAGGGCTTACCATTTTAAAGGTCTATCCCTGCGAACCAACTGAATTCATGAATTTTTACTGTACCTATTTAGTTTCCTTATAATAGGGTAGTACCATGAGTTTTACAGCCTTCCTCGCATATTGCGTCTTCGTTTATCGTATGTATAGCATACTTATCATAGTCCAAACTATCGTATCCGATAGAAACCCTATGATGTCGGTACGTTCAAAACAATAACAATGATTTGATTAATACGCCACTAACGTATCAATGCCGACATTTTTAAATGAAAATGCTGCTGCGACTCCTGTGAGAATAGTAGGTAACAATCCAACTGTATCTACAAAATCAGTAGCACCTTTAAGAAGTGTGGATAATAAATCAATTCCATTCTTGATAGTTTCGGAGTCGATTACTTTAAACCAGAACTCCTGGGCACGATTCTCCAACTGTGCCATTTTACCATCAATACTATCAAGATAAGAGTTTAATTCTTTTTCTGCTGATCCCTCTGAATTTTGAGCATCTTCATACACCGAACGAAGCATATCTCCATTCTGAAGAATACTTGCGGCAATGTTGGCTCTATTTTTCCCCGCGATAGTCTCCAATAAAAGATTAAGATTATTTGTTCCTAATTCTTTATCTTTTTTTACAATATTGTCATACAAATCTGCGAGTCCTTGCATAATTTCATATGTACTTTTATAATTTCCATTAGAATCAAGAATATCAAAACCTTTTCCATCTGACGATGCAGCTTTGGTTGCATCCATGATTGTATCTCTAAGTTTAGAAACGGTAGTAATCATTCCATCTGTTTCTTCGCCTAAATCTGAAAGCTCCTGTTTAGCTTCCTCTGTACCAACCAATCTAAGAGAAATTGTCCTTAAACCTGCCCCTACCTTAGATGGATCTTGAGTTATAGCATTTCCAGCCGTAGTCAACGAAACAGCTTCATTAAGATCATTGTTTGCAGTTACTAATGCACTTGCGGAATCTTTAAGAGCAGTTGCTAAACCATCTGTCGAGATACTATAATTATTGCCAATATTATTGAGAACATCAATTATATCCATTTTATCAAGATTTTTATACGCCTGACTCATTGATACAAGAGACTCCGTAGCTTCGTCTATTCCTTCAAACTCTGATACATTTAAAAGAACATTGGCATCCTTTGCACTTTCCGCAGCTTGATTCATTGATTCTCCGAGACGCATCCAATCTGCTGTGGAATTTTGTATCTGTTTTGCAGTTGTACCAACCGCATCTGCCGTATCAAATGTTGTATTCTGATAATTTTTTAAACTTTGCAAAGATTCATCAGATACTTTTCGCATTTCTGTGAGAGCGGTATTAAGTTCTCTTACTACACTTAAACCTTCTTTACCAAGATTAATAACATCATACACGCCAACCATTCCTGCCATCTGTGCAGCAATCTGATGGAATCCGCTATTCTTTAAGGTGTCCCATAATGTTCTGCCAGCACGACCAGCTTCAACTTCAGCATTATAAATCTTTAAGATTTCACCATGAATCTTGTCAAGACTCATACTAGGATTGCCGCTTTCAATTTCCGCATAGTAAGCTTTAATTTTAGCTTTTGCTTCAGCAGACATCTTGCTATTTTCATTAAGAAGCTTATGAATCTTGTTTAATTCCTTCTGACCTGAAACAAAGTTATATCCCTTTTCAGAAGCCGACATATTAGTGACAGTGGCGATAGTATCTTTTATTTTCTTTTCATACTTGTCCAATTTAGAAATATCATCGCTTGTCACCAAACTAGCATCTTTGCCTTTTAATTCATTAAGCAGAGTTTCGTATTCTTTAACAGCATTCTTGACAGCCTGTACATTATCTAAATATGCACCACTTGTCCAACCACCATCATTGAATCTGTCAATGGTTGTTTTGTATTTATCAATCTTACCATTATAAGAATCCAAACGTTTGTCATACTTATTAAAGTTTACATTGGCATTCTGTTCTTTAGCCTGCGTATTTTCCTTAACTTTCTGAGTATTCTGTTCTAATACATTATTCTCTTCTTTGATGGAATTAGTAGCAGACTCTACAGATGCAGAAATATCTTTATCAGAAAATGCGTCTTTCGTTCCAGATGAAATATTCGTTTTCTGTCCAATCTTACTCTGTGCATCAGCCAACTTCTCAGCTTCTTTAGCAGCATCTTGATATGCATTACTAATATTCTCCACCTGTTTGACAGCACCACCCGTATTGCCACCCATATTGCTCATGTTTTTATTAACATTGAGAATATTCTGACTCAGTTCAGAAAGTGACTTGTCAATATTCTGAATAGAAGAGAGTAGTGTTTTAGCACCAGAATCATCCACTTTACCAAAAGCTTTACTTAAACTTTGTACTTCTGATACAATATTTGATAGTTCTTTCGATAAATTCTCAAACTGTTTAAAATCACCTGTTCCTTTACTAAGAGAATCAAGCATTTTTTCGAGATTAGAAATTACACTGGATAATTTCTTTTCATCGACATTTAATTTGATTTTATATTCTTTGCCTTCAACAGTGTCTAATCTGTCTTGGACTTGTTTCATATCTGAAAGTAGTTTTGCTACATTCGATTTGATTTCTACATCATACTGATATGTACCTGGCATTTTCTACCTCACTTTCTCAAAATTTGTTCTATTCTGTTATTTATAATTTTGTCTAAGCGACCACCAAATCCACTTTCAATATCTCGTTCAACATACATATATGGAGGTAATGATTGATGCATCATCCATTTTCCATGACCATGTTCTCCATCAATAAACATATAGTCGAAAGCTGTACTTGGTTTTAAACTCTGACCAAACCAACCGACATATGAATCCATTGCGCCTGAATCAACTGAAAAAAGAAGAACGTTCCCTTTACCTCTTGTTTTTGTAGAATCAAGAATTTTCATGAAGTTATATGTTCTTTCATACGACTGTGGAGTATAGTCGTTATACCAATCTATTAATGAATATCTGACAGATTCTTTTAGAAGTTCATTTGCTTGTGGAGCAATTTCTTCTGCAATATGATTTTCAATTCTGTCTAACTTCTTTTTAAAATCTGCATATATATTTTTTGCCATTTCATCACCTCAAAAAATTTCACTATTTTTACACTAAAATAGGAGAGCAGTATAACCACTCTCCGTAAGAAAAGCCATATACGCTGTTACACGTATAGAGCCTAATATTTAATCTTTATTTCTTAAATAATATACAATTCCATATACCATACCAACAAATCCAAATATGAAATAATAATGACTTGTTGTTAATGTGAAATTCACAAATGGCTGCAACGCTTCTACAAAGATATTATCAACTCCAAATAGACTGAGAAACCATGCACCAATAAGTCCATAAATTATTCCTTCAATCATATAAATCCTCCAAAGAATTTTGAATTTACTTAGACCTCTTTGAAATTGCCTTTCTTAGCAAACTTAAGAATTTTATCTTCTAAATCTTCATTCGGGATCTCATCAAGCTTTTTACTTACAACTTCGACAAGTGGTGTGAGAGTAGCATTTGCCAAATCAGAAATCCTTCCAATCTGTTTGCTAATAAACGCCTGAGTAGTTGTCTCATTAAACTGAGTGTCTGATTGCTTCATTGTTAAAATGGTTTTAAATTCTCTTAATTCGCTTATAGGAATAAGTGGATCAGCTTTATCAGAGCCAACCATTAAAATATCAAGTAGACCAGATGACTTAAGTGCGTCATATCCCTTGATAAAACCTTTATCATCCTCGTCAATCTCAAGGTCAGTATATAATTCAATTACGGCACGACAAAACTGTACATACTGAGCAACAGAATTTACTCTAATCTTATCTGTTTTACGATACTTTGTTACTCCGTTATCATCATAAGATTCCTGCTCAAATGTTGTCTTATCTACAATCAACTGTGCGTAAGCATCTTTCTTGATAATTGAAATGTATGGGGTGATTTTGATTTTACTTAATAACTGTTCCTTTAATGTGTTATTTGCCATGTTGTTATACTTTTCTACAAACTCTAAAAGTCTCATATTCCTTTTTCTCCTTTACAAATGTGACTCGTTTACAAACTTCTGAATGTCATATGTATATCTAGTTCGTTTCTTTCTGCTATTTATTTGAATAGCATTATTATTTTTCAAGTCGTTAATATTGAACGACTTCTTATCTATATTCTCCATCATCTTTACGAAATCGCAGATTTCTATAAAGAATGTGTCGTTATTTTCATTCCTAAAATTACAAATAAATCCTGCGACAAGATTATGTTCACTTGCTTCTTGCAGAGATTTAATTTGATTATCTCTAATCATTGATAATGGCAGACTTGTTGATTGAGTTGATTTTAATTCGAGCAAATACAATGTCCTTGAATCATCATCAAATAGAAGATAATCACAAATATTACTACTAGCAAATCTAGTATTATTTCCATTCCCAAACGATGCTGCATTATCCCTGAAACGATAAATCCAACACGTATTTGGGACAGAATCTTTAATCGACTGTTCAAAAATCTTTCCTGGATTCTGTGCTATTTCCTTTCACTCCTTTACATAGCAAAAGAGCGGCTTCTGAAGAAACCGCTCTTTCTTAATTCTTATATTTAATTGTTATATGTACTTGGTTAGTTGTTAATAATCATAGAATAAAGTTCCCATTTGGCGTTTGGATATTTGCTGATATTTTCACAGACAAGTTTATGGACATCATTCATATTCCCTAAATTCTTGTCAATATGAATTACTTTTCCACCTGTTATTTCGATTTCTTCACAAATTACATTGTAATACATTCCCATAGGCACACATCTCCTTTATCTCTTTATACAAAATAATTCATATAAGTCTACATGTAACGCAAGAGATAAAGCGACTGCATGAGATAATAAAATATCAGAAGTATATCCATTTTCTAAATTAGAAATAGCAGTAGAAGATAGTCCGCATCTCTTGGACAATTCTGATATTGATATATTCTGTTTATACCTATATTCACCAACTTTATTCTTCATGTAATGTAGTATGCTTAGAATTATTTTGTATATTCATATAATACATAAGAAAATATTAACCAGAATTGGTAATTTTTGTGGTATAATATAAAAATACAGTTATTTTTTTTCAACTTCTTTTATTGGCAAACATAATACTTCTGGTTTTAATTTATCATGGTAAATATCATCGCCACCAGCATCTTCATAAATATTCCCTAATTCAAGGAAGGTTTTTATTCCTGATTTATCTATATAACCACGCTCTGTAAATTTCCCATGTAAGTCATAAAGTTGATTTCTAAGAGTTGCAACGGTCTTTGCTTTATCTTTAATCTCTTTTTGCACTAACGTATCTTTAATATCGTCAATACCTTGAGATATTTTTGATATTTCTTTATATTGCCAATTATCATGTTTTTCTAAAGTGGTTATTCTGTCTTCAATTGTTTCTTTGTCTTCTTCAAATCCAAATTTTATCCTAAGAGTCTTTTTTATCTTTCCGAATAAAAAAATAATTTTATCAATTCCTAAGATGATAATAAACAATCCCATAAGCCAAGGCGCAAAATCAAAACTGAGTAAATTTTCAATTTCAGTCATTTTTATTACCTATGATCTTTCTACTTTTCTGATTTAATAAAATTTTTAAATGCTTCGTATAATCCCGTAGAAGCTAGTCCAGATACTAAACCACCAAGCAAAATCTCAGGTGTAAAACTCATATTCATCCATGCATTCAACACGACTCCAATTACTGCCATAATTAACGGAATATATTTATTGATTGTATCTGTTGTTACAAGATTTTTTAATACATAGCCAATACATAAGCAAATACCAACAATAATTGGCACTGCAAAATTTGTTAAAAATGTTACATCCATAATTTTTTCTCCTTTTATTTAAACTTTTTTAACTTGCCAGCTTTCAGAAGAATTAGCATCTGATTATTCTGTTCTGCCGTAAATTTGTAATCTTTAATTTCGTTTGCCTTTGCAATCTTTGTTCTTGTTTCTTTAGAAGAATCAATATGTACAGACGCTAAGGCTTTTGTAAGAGTTGTATATGATTTATTACATTTTGGATAATAAGCTGAATTGCTTGTAGAAGTAGAAGATGGTTTTGTTGTGGTTGTTTCTTTGTTGATAGAATAGATATACTCAACATGCCCGATTTGTTTTGGACGAGACGGATCAGATCCAACAAACAATATTGCATCTCCGACCTTTAAAATTTCAGGATTTGTAATATGACCATTTTTAATCTTTACTGGAACAGTTTCAAACAATGAACTTGTATAAATTCCTGCCGTGTTTAGTAACGGTACATTATATCCAATTTTCTTAAACGTAGCACATCCACTAGAAGAGCAGTCTGAATAATACTTCCCCTTATATGGAGTATATGCATATGATCGTAACGACTGATTATATGAGTTCCGACCTAGAATAGTTTTATATGTGTCATGAAACTTTTTTCGTCCAGAATTAGTAATTTTTTTTAATCGTCTTACTGCAATAGCTCCCTTATGTTTTCCGTTTGAAGCAATGCTTTTGTATCTGCTTTCAAGGTATGTATACATATTTTTAGTAGAAGGTGTTCCTGATCCATGACCACACAATGCAATATCTTTTTCAGTTACTGCCATAATACTTTACTCCTTCCTATATTAATTCATGATTACACCATTTCTTATAAACGTCTTTTGTATCGTTTCTAATAAAAGTCATTATTATAATTTTCTTTTCACATTTGGGACTATAACTCGTATATACATCCACTGGATAAACATTAGAGTCGATGTAAAAAGTTTGTTGATTTCTATTATAGATACGGACAACTTCTTTTTCGGTGTAATTTCTTGGTTTTAAATTACTTTCAATTATCATTCCTTTTTTATTCCTCAGTTGAATAGCGTAAAAAATAGGGATTATAACATTGAATAGTGGTATGTTATAATCCCTTATTTAAAATCACTATTCAACATTACTTTTAGCCTCTTTTTCGACTTTTGTAACAATATCCTTTTTGACAGATTTAGCCTCTGTCTTTTTATTTTCTTTCTTAATAACTTGTGCTTTTGCCTTCATAATAGAAGCAATAGAATTCTTATAGCTTTCACCAAAATATTCTTTTCTGCTTAAATCTAATTTTTCTAATTTTGCTTTTGCCTCTGTATCTGTCATGCACCCATCTTCAAATGAAGAGGTAATATTGTAAATGTCTTTGCAATTTTCACTACAAAATGCAAATAACCAAGTTGGTTTTTTTGCGTCTTCCTTACATAATGGACAATATTTATAAGTGCGTTTGCAGACAGAACATATTCTTTCTTTACTAACCATTTCATCCTCCTAAAATATAAGGGAATGATATTCAACCATTCCCTTATCTAAAAATTAACTAATTAACAGCTAGGCAACATCTTCCTCTTCGTCAATATAGAAAATTTCAATCAAGGTCTGATCTGTAGAACAAGTATTTGTAAGAATAGTTCCTTTATAATCCATCGTCTGATTATCGCCACCTTGAAGTGCAAGAGATAAATCAGGACTAGGAATAAATTCTGGAATATGAACAATAACCGGTTTAAAATTATCGTCATCACACTTATCTACAGCAAGAGCTTTAAAGAATAATTCATGAGCCTTTGGATATTTATCAGCAGCAATAGTAATCTTTGTACCTGATATAACCTCCTTAGTGTACTTTACAAAATATTCAATCTCCTCTGCATCTGTAGGTGGTGTAAGAGTGGCACTGGCAGGTGTTCCTGCACCTTCATTTGCAGTTACAGAAGTAATTGCAAATTCAGTTTCAGAAGCAGCAGAACCAAGGCTGTATTTCTTATTTGTATCAATAGCACCATTATACATAGCACTAACAACAACACTGCCTTCTACAAAACCAGTAATGTCTAATGTCTTACCAGCGGCAACAGTCTGCATCATAGGTACTTTAAGCTTATTTGACTCTGATGCCATTTCTGCATCAGCCGCAGAAATTGTTTCAATAACCGCTAAGTTGATAAAAGCATTCTGAGCATTTACTTCTCCTGTTTTACCACTATATTTTCTATAAACAATACTGCCATCTTTATTCTTAATATCTGTAGAATCAGAAGTAAGATCAATAGTTGTCTCATTAAGCTGTGTAAGCGCATAAAGCGGATTACCAGTCTTTTTATTTGCACCATAACCGAACTGTAAACGGTCAATAATTACGTCACCTAATTTAAATGCCATAATTTGAATCCTCCTTATTTTTTCATTTTTTGTATTAAAAAAAGAGCGATATAAATCGCTCAAATTACTAAAATTTATTCAAGTATTTCACGCATGAAATTAAATTGTTCTTTTGGAACTTTTGACATATCAGCAAATCCCGAATAACTTCCTCCGAGTAATGCTCTTGTAGATTCATATATCTGTAATCTCTGTACAGAATCCATAAATTCATAGATTCCGACTTCTCTAAGTTCCTGTAGCTTATATTTAAAACCAGGATGATTTATACAAGCTGATATAAGTGGCAGAAGAGTAGAAGTATTTTTCTCATCTCTTTGTGCCATATTCATTTTATCTTCATCTATCATCCATTGTTTTGCTGTCTTTCCTTTTGCTTTTTCTATTTTTGGATGGATATTAAGTAAGGTTCTAATATATTCAGCTATTTCCATATATTCAGATTCTTTTAAAACAAAATCACTTTCAGAATCATATAAACATAACTGAAGTTTATCAGAATCTTTTTCTTGAAATTGCATTAGTTGCATATGTTCAATCCTATAGTCTGGGAACAATAATCGAATAGCAGAATTATCAGTATCTGTCATACTTTTTAGCATACCAAATACTTCAATATCTTTTACTTTGCACCAATCTATTCGTTGTGGTAAATCCCATAACATCACACGAATAGAAGTGGAATTATTTAAGAAAGGCGAAAGACCAGAATAAAATTTTGATTCACCCATATTGAGGATATTGCCTATAGTTGGCTGTACAATACGAACTCCTTTAACAAAGTAATCTTCTCTAAAATACATTTTGAGTGGATCAAATTTATATTCTTGCGTATTCTCTTTTTTCTTTTGTGCATCAGCTAAAACAGCAGCTTGAAGTCCGTCCAACATATCAGTATTTTGCTGTGACATAATATCACCGCCTTAACTGATAGTTACTTGTACTCGTTATACCATTAGTAGTCTTAACGATTCCATTAGTGTCAACAACTTGGAATACAAGGGTGCGAACAAGATAATTATTATCTGTTGTAGATTCCTTTGATGATACAAGATGTGTTTGCATTCCAAATATATTAGACCAATTAAATCGCTCTCTTATAATAGAAGCAATGAGATCATGCCTTGGAATACCTGTTAATTTATCATTTCTGTCATTACCATGAACAAAAATAGTAAATGTAACATTGGTATACTTTAATGTATCCTGATAGCGAGGCATTTCATCAAAAGATACTTGGTAACAGATATAATGTTTTACTTCGGTCTGAGTATCAGGAATAAATAAATAAGGACGAATATTAGACGTTCCACCAAAATATCTATCCCATTCCCCAAGAGGTTCATACTCTTTTGTATCTTCGTTCCATTCCCAGTTGATATTACCATCATCATCAAAAAGTTCAGATTCTAATGATTTTTCATTAAGTGCATATAAAAGACATGGATTAAGCATAAGTGCTTTTTCAATCTTTTTCTTATACTGAATATTTTCATCATCGGGAGTAGTCTTATATGCACGAAGCTTATTTAACAAATCATTCTTTGTAACTAATTTTTCTGCCATAAAACACCTCCTATTCAGTTAATTCCAACGGCAAAATTTCAGATTCAATCGGCAAGTTATCCTTAGTGATTTCGCACTTAATAGACAATATTTTGCCGATAGTAGAAGCGTTATTAGGAAACTTTACTTTCTTTTGGTTGTACTCTGTACCAGCTCGCCATGTTACTTTATCAGTCCAATCTTCATCATCAATAGAGCAAGTCCATATAAAGGTTGAATCAGCATATTTAGTTGTAATATCTTCATTGGAATCATTAAATAGATTTACTGTAAGATTTTTATAAGAGCCACCAACTTTAATTGTTGAAGTGGATGCTGAAATTCTTGCTGTGATGGAAGATGGGGGAGTGGTTGGAGTAGATGGATCTGTTGGGGCGATTTCTGAATCGAAATAGTTCGCATACATTTCGCCTGTTTCAAGATTAACATAATCGGTATGCTCGTTCCAAAATGCTGTATATATAGTAAGCTTTTGAATACCAAATGGCATTGAATTTTCAACCTTGGTCACTGTCCATACGGTAGGATGTTCTGTTAAAGCACTTACTACAACTCGCATATTTTTAGAATCTTCAGAAGTGTACCAAAACTTCTCTGTAATAGAGTTCATTGGCAACCATATCTTATCCTGATTATCAGTATGTGTAAAATATCGGTCGGTGTAAGTGCCGATCGTGTAGGAACTTTGCTGTCTTAAACAACACCACATACGTCTCTTGATACGTTTATCATTATTCTTTTCAATCCATGTAAGTTCATAATTTACTGGTAAAATGAGATACTTTGGAAACTGATTTGCAGGTTCATCACGACAAATAATCCACTTATGATAAATTCCTCTATCATCTGGAACGTCCACGAAAAGTCCTATCGGAAATGTCGCTCCATAACGTTTCCTAAAATCAGTCTCATAATAATAAAGGTCATCACCTTCATTGAATCTTACAGGCTGACTTGGACGAAACATAAGATAGTATTCTACTTGATCTTTGTCCATTGACTGATAAGATTTGACAATAAACTTTGCGTCAATCTTTGTCTTATTGGTATTTTCATAAGTCATACCTTCAGCAAGTGAACGTGTAATTCCATGTTCATCTGCGAAGAAGTCATCATGAAAATGGTCATAGATGTAGCAAGTCTTGGAAGCAATACTGTTATCCCAAGTTTCTTCCATCAAAAAATCAGATTCTTCTTTATAAATCTGACCTAAAGTTTTCGCATTATTTGTTTTGGCGTTAGCGATTCGCCGTGCTGTCTGTAAGCTTGGCATCACAAACACCTCCTTCAAACATCTGCTTAATATAATTGTGACTATCTAAAATAGCCCTACGAAATGTCATGTAATCAAACTCATCGGATATAACTTCGTCATAAGCAGCTTGCAAAGTAGCCATTAATGTGACCATAATTCCATTGTTATTAAATAGAGTTTTTGTTCCACTAAATTTAAACATGACATTCTGAAAAAATATAAGAAAAGCTTCATCATTCTCAAATATTTTTTCTTCTATTCGATTATCCTTATAAAGTAATAACTTATGGACATCGTTGTGCATTGCATGTGCAGCTTCTTTAATTTGTCTTTTAGTGAACGAACCATATATATATTCCATAGTTATTCACCTCGCACATATGAATTATTAATATATCCATGACTTGCAAGTTTTCTACTAAATTCATGCTGTAATGTATCCAATCTACTTTGCATATCTTTATATGGATTCTGCATGTTTTTTTCTTCTTTTGTTCCTAAAGCTCTAGCAGTAAATTTTGCAGAGTCAACCTGTGGTTTCAACCATTCAATTGTCATCCCAAGAGTGAACAATCCTATAACATATTCCTTATCTGCAAAATCGCTAACAGGATATTGCATCTCAAATTCAATCTGTTGGATTTCATCATCCATATTAAATGAAGCGAATTTTCTAATAACTCGTTCATCACCTGCAACCATGTGTAAGCGTTCAGTCCATGTTTCATTAAGATCGTTTTCGTCAAGAGAAAGTTCTTTCATATCTGAAATACGTCCTCTTGTTCGTGAAAAAATTGTTTCGTATGGAAGCGTCATTGTGAGCCTCCTTTACTACATATTCAATTTTAAAAGTAACTCTGTTCCAAAAATAGAATCAAGCGTCTGAATTCTCTTAACAGAATCAAGTTCTCCTTCATCAACCATAGTTGCGGCGATAGTTTTCAATGCGTCCTGCGCTCCAACTGGGAGAGTGGGGATAACTTTTTCCATCTGGGATGGAGTCATTTTTAAAATTGCTTTTAAATCAGCCGTTGTGTGAAGAGCTGAATAAATTTCGTCAAGAGCAGGATGTAATTTTATAAAGTCCTTGTCCTGCACAATAAATCTCGGTTTAAACATCATAGAATCTTTTGATCTAGCAGCATAATCGAGATCTCTAAACTCAATATCAACTACATCATCAATATCTGCAAAAGTATATAAATCTTTCGACTTATTTCCAACAAAGAACATTTCTCCTGGTGTAATTGATAAACACGGAATAAGTTCGTCCTGTGAGAATTTCTTTTTTTCTGATTTATTTGTTGCGCTATTTCCTACATTCTTTGTTTCATCAGTTTTCGTAGTTGTTTTCTTCTGATATGGCATAATTCTTTTCCTTTCTTTCCAATATAAAAAGAGTGACTAGATTAACTAGCCACTCTAATTTACTAAGGTCATTTTAAGAGAATGACCAAACACCCATATACTGCGGAAGTTCAACAGCAACTCCAAACTCACGCTGTACTTCATATGTCTGGAAGTCGTCTGCTAAATCTCCCTTCTGCTGACCAGCCTCAGTAATTTCTGTCTCGCCCTTATCAGTAAACCATACAAACTTCTCCTGATTCTTTGCAAAGATAAGCAACTTATCATTAGGAATAAGTTTCTTTGTAACATCATTTAATGCAAATCTCTGTGGAATCTCAATAAGTTCAGTTCCCTCATAATTTCCAAGACGACCTGTAGTTGCAACAGATTCTTTCTGAGAATCACTTCTCCAATCAACATCTGCAAGAGCATTAAGTTTCTTAAGGGCTGTTTTTGTACCCATAATTACAACATCTGCACCATTTGCTGCACCAACATCTTCGATAAGAGTATCAAATGATTCCTTAGTAGAAGCAGATAATGCACCAGTTTTAACAAACTGAGACTTGTTTGGTAACTTATCTGTTGCGCCATAAACACCAGCGAAGCAAAGCTCCATTACTTTATACGCAAATGCTTCAGCAATTTTATCTGTAAGCTCTGTAAAGTCAACACGTCCAAGCAGAATGAGATCAATGTCTTTACCAATCTTCATACCATATTTTCTAGTGTGAAGTTTGTGAGATGTACCCTCATTTAAGTTCTGCATGGTAAGGTCATGATGTCCACCAGAAATCTCTGCAACAACAAGCATAATCTTATCTTTTGTCCAGTATTCCTCATCATCACCTAATGCAATATTTCTCATATCAACATAATTCTGAAACCATTCATTCTCCTGAAATCCTGTCTCTACCTTAAAATCAATATCAGACTCAATGAGTTCAAATACTTCATTCTGATGCTGTGCTTCTGCACGTTTACGAAGCTTGTTAGACTTTAAATCTTCTTCTGTGAGGTCACAAACCTCCATAAGAATTTTTCTAACTGCATTGTTAGCTTCTTTCTTAGAAATCTTTCTCTGATTTCCATCCTCGTCATATTCATAAATATCATTTCCATGATTTAAGTCATATGTAAGTTTCTTAAAGTTCTTGTATTTATCTTCATCAGCAAATACTTTTCTTAAATTGTCTGTACTAAATCTTAACATTGTATTTTTTCCTCCTTTCTAATTACTCACCGATTTTTAATTTTCCGTCAGAAATCTGTGTGATTTTTGCACCCTTTACAGGAGTTCCATCGAATCCCTCGTCTGAAAGACTAAAACGATCTAACGCATGAAGAATATATCCACGAACTGCACCATCTTCAGGATCGTTATAGAAATTAGAAAGAGAAGTGAGAGCACGAGGCGATTCCTCATTGATGATTGGCTTCTGATAAATAAGGGCAGTAAGATCATCAGGTACACTTGTTACAACTACAAGCCATGTACCATCTGCATTTTTGTCAAAGATGTAAGCACCAATAGTTGTTGCTGCCTCTACCTTGTATTTGTCTAATGTCTCCATATCGCCTACTTTGACGATTCTTCCGTTATCTGTAGCACTTGTAATATTGAGAGAAACCATGTGCTCGCCATAATTCTCTGCAATAAGATTTCCAGGATTGCATACAGTATGTTTTTCAACTGTGTACTTAATTGCCATTATGTTTTCCTCCTTAAATTTTGTTTTTTGCAATAAAAAAGAACGCATAAAGCGTTCTATATGAAATGAAGTTATATTCGGTTTTTTTAATCAAACAAGCTGCCATAGTTTTTCTTAGGCTTTGATTTCTTATTCATATTTGTAAGTATTTTAACTGAATTTGTGTTTTTCTTTGTGTCAACAGAAGAGAAGTTCGCATGTGCAGACATATAATCTGAATGCATAACCTTTACTTTTGTTTCAAAGTCTTCTACAGAATAATTATCCATAGTCTTTACTAATTCAGCGAAATCAGTATTTACATAATTTCCTTCTGAATCTTTCTCTGTAAGAACAGAATAGTTATCAGCATTGATAATAGCTTCTTTCTGTGCATGAAGTTCATTCTTTTCTGCTGTCTCCTTAAATTCTTTGAGTGCAGCGTAGTTTGAACGCATAGATTCAAGTTCAGCCTTCTCACTTGCTGTTAAAAGCTCACGGAATAATTCAATACGTTCACCATCAAATGCAACATTGTCACCATCTTTCGTATAGTTCTGGCGGTAGATTTTATCAGTACACCAACCCTCATATACAAAATAAGAATCAAATACATTTGAGATATAGTAATAATCATTATCTGACTCTTCATATGGTGCTAACAGATTATAGAGTGCATATCTTGTATCTTCATGAGAAATTTCATATGTACGAACAATCTTTTCAAAAGTCTGACTTTCACCTTCATTCCCATCTGGATCTGAAGCTCCTTCGCCATCACCGTCTCCATCATTGGAAGGCTCACCAGATTCTCCGTTATCTGAATTGTCTCCTTCTGAATTGTCATCATCGAACATCTCAGCGAATTTTGTTTCAAGCTCCTCATCTGACATTTCTGTATAGTCGAATGTTACATCTTCAGTAGTCTTACCATATTTGGCAAGTAACTCTTCAAATTTTGTCATTTTGTTATTTGTTCCTCCTTCCTTTGATTTTTGATTTATATCAAAACTCTCAAGAATGTTAGTTAATTTCTCTAAAGTTTCAACCAATTTGTTGTCTGTGTTAAATGTTACTGTTTCCGCATTTACAGCGAAATCTTCAATTTTAAAATTACTTCCTGCCATACCAGGGGATACATCCTTTGACAGAAGAGTAAGACCTGATACATAAAAATCATCTAACTGCAATGTTTTATTAGCAGTATTAAATGATAACTCCCTAATGCATAATTCCACCGAACAATCTACAGTTCCACGTCTATTAAGAATCTCAATAGCGTCCTGACAATACTCATCGTATAAATAACCATGCAAAACTGCACGATTTACGCCAGCGTCTTCATCATATTCAATAGTGGTCTTAGTACCATCAATAACACCGATAGGCTGCTCTTCATATACAACTTTGTCATTACCATTTTTGTCGGTAGTCACATAATAATCATGGCTACCGAAATCTAATTCATTATCTGAGTTAGTAGTGATATGTGCTAAAATTGGGCGAAAGTTTGCTGATGGGACATTTTCATTAAAAGATTCTTCGGAGATTTCCGACTTATTGAGATTGACATGATCGTGAAACGCACGACTAACGAATGGAGTAAGAGATTCTTTATGTTTATCTTCATCTTTGGAAGTTTTTTCAAAATTACCATTCATACGAACCATAAGTTCTTTACCGAATTCATTACTATCAAAATGAGCAAAATTATTCTTTAAACAGAACTCATACAGCTCATCAATAGACATAATTCGTCGTTTCTTCTTTTTTGGCATTATTTAACCTATTCCTCCTTTCTTTGTTGATATACCACTCAAAGTAGTGGAGTGGTTAGAATGTAAGCATATTGCTATGCTGAATTTTATTGTTTGTATTTTCAAAAGTGAGAGGGTGGTTATTCAAAAATGTCGCCACGTTCCCATCTTGAGATACCAGCTTAAAACCTTCTTTAAGAAGTTTTTCCTTTGTCTCCTTGTCGGATGTTTTAATAAAATTGTATTTCATATTAAGACACCTCCTTTATTTATTATTGAGATCCTCGTCTCTCGTGCGAAGTCCAGCATCTGTAAGTTCCGAATCATCCTTCTCTTGACCACCGCCTTTATCATTACCTGTCTGAGTATAAGTGCTAGATAGTGGCTTGAATTTTGAACTAAGTTGCAAACAGTCTTCTTCCAAAAAGTTCATAGATAACGTATCTTTTTCAGACACACCATTCAATGTGTTATAAAGAATTTTGTTTGGCAATCCATTAGTGCATGATTCCAAGATTGATTTTCTAAAATCATCTTTCTGATAAATAGAGACATCAAAGAATTTGACTTTACAAGGTTCAGATATCCAACTAGATAAAAGTCGATTTACAATCGCTTGAATCTGTGGAATAAGAGTTGAAATAGAAAATGTAGAATCTGCAAGAACACCATACTTAAAAGCAGTAGAGTTCGAAGCGGAGTTTAGATTTAATATCTGAGCCCCCCCAGCCGTATTGAGAATTTCCTTTGTTGCTTTTTCAACTTTTGTAACATCGCCAGTTGCATCATCTGGAAAACTTATCTCGTGTAATTCACCAGGAACAATAGCAGCAGAGATATAGGGTGGTAATGCTTCTTCAAGCATACGATTGAAATACTGAATCATTATATCTGGATTTACAGCCCAATCATCTACATCATTACCCATTGTTTTCATTTCAAGCCATACTAATTTATATATATTAGCTGCCTGTTGAACTGCTTGATAATCAGAAGCATCCATAAGGTCAATCAATGATAAGAATATAGGTGTAAGCACGGGAACGATGGTTTCCCAGTCTTCAGACCTAAATTTAATACATACATTATATTCTTCTGGGATTAACTGATATTTTTCATTTGTACTCTGATATGTACTCCACATACTATTGAATGGTTCACCCCAATATTCAAGAAGCTCCTGATGGCTACGGAAATAACTCATGTCCATAGCTCCTGCAAATGAACCATCAGGAAACATACCTGCAATTTTCATATAATCTGGATCTAATGGAAGAACAAACATTCCTTGTCCTTCTGTATAATAAGCACATCCATAAAATACATCTTCTCTTAAAGTGATAGACGCAGCTTTACGAAATTCATAATTCAATCCTAGAGTGTCAATTATATCAACTGTTTCTTGATACTTTTGCAATGTGGATTGTACATCATTTTCGCCTGAGATTATAAATGGGGGAACTATATTACGAATTGTAAGATCAATCTGATTTGCATAATATTTACAAAGACGATAATAGATTTCTGAACGATAATAAAGATAACGAGATAAGCTTCGTAGATTCTTTTCATTAGAAGAAATATTCTTTATGTATGATTTTACATCTTCCTTTGAGTAATTACTGATTGACGTATATCTAGATGATTTCTGAATATCTCGAAGACTTGTAATTGCACTTGTTGCGTCTTCATAACGTTCAAGTTTACTTTTATTTTTCTCATACCATTCACGCATTTCATTTGCGGTTGGCTGTTTTTGCGTAGAAGAAGTGGTTTTCTTCTGTGAATTATTTATTTTAGCAGGTGCATTAGAATTTGCATCTACTTTCTTAGGTCTAGGCATATTTGATAATGCACCTCCTTAATTGTATTTTGCTTTACGGATTGTAAGCTTATTGATGAAACTTGTGGCATCTTCAGTTGATTTGCGTTTCTGATTTAATCGAAGTTGATCTACAACATAATAGTTATATTCAAGAGATGAATACCTATCTTTCCGCATTCCTGTCTTCTCTTTAACTTTTATTTTTCCATTGACAATTTCATGTTCAAGATTTATAAGTTCGTCAATAAGAAATGATGTTTGATAATATGGAAGTCTTAAAATTGCTTTCGTGTTATCTGAAAGCTTATTGTAATTTTTAATTTGTTTTTTCCATCGTTCTTCCATATCAGTTTCGTTTATTAACAGATTTATATATCCATTTTGGAATCCTGCTCTTAGTGACAGACACATATCATTATTTAATTGAGCATTTCCTTTAATAGCATAGATACATTTTGTAGCGTCTTTGTATTTACATCTTATTGCTAAATCATCGTTGTTGATAACTGTCATAACTTTATAAGTCGTAGAATATTGAGGATCAAATCTATCTCCACCCATAACATAATCTAATGTACCCTGTCCAACACCTGATGCATCTATCGCAAAATAATCACAATCATATTGATAGAAGTACCTCATTGCTAAAAGTCCCAACTCTTCTGTTAATAAACCTTCTTTTGAATCTATAAAACTAACATTACATATTGGATTATTTGTATCTGAAAAAATAGATTGGGAAAGTGTAAAGACCGCTGCATCATTATCATGTTTTCGTGAAGCCAACAATGCAACGTCAAGAGATAAGATTCGTTTTTCATTTATCTGTTTTTTAGGTATTTGAGTACCAGTTTCTAAATAATACTCTAATGGATGTAAACTCTCTTGCAAGATACGCCTATTGTTTAAAACATCAAAGTTAAATAGTGCATCTTCGGAAGCACCATAAAATATTGCTTCACGCTCCATTTTAAACGAAACTTCAGAAAACGTTGCTTCATTCATTTCATCTTCTATAATCTGTGGCATAAGTAATTCTTCATATATACTTAATTGATATGGAAGAGAACATATAAAATAACTAAGGCTATCGTTTAATGAATTTGCAAAATATGATTTTACTTTTTCAAACATTTCACTAGCCTTATACCAAGCAGATGACATATATAGCTCTTTTGGCATAACTTTTAAATGTTTGTATTCTGGGAGATCTAAATACTTAGGATGTCTTGGAACATTCATAGGTCTTAAAACAGTATCCACTATTTTCTGAGCAACCATCCTCGATTCATCGCAAATTAGGATCGAGCAGCGTGTTCCCCTCGTATTTTCGTTTGCAACTTTTACGATTATTTGAGAACCATTCTTAAACCATATACCACAATCGTTTATACCTGTACTTGTCTTTTCGATTTCAGAACATAATAATGGTGAATCATGCATAAAACCATCTGTTATTTTAAGTACAATATCTTTTCCCTGTTTGAAAGTGTGGCTCGTTGTGACGACAATTTCTCCTGGGAAAAGTATACATCGTATAACGGCAAATAAAGCAACCAAAGTTGTTTTACCTTGCGATCTTGATGCTATATAATAAAATTTATTATAGTGCATCATACACCAAAGTAAAATCTTTTGAAATGGACGTAGATATGTAGGCTTAAATCCAAGATAGTCAACACAAAATCGACTAGGATTAGCCCTGTAATAAGCTGCCCTCCAAGCAACAGTGTTCATTATTCTATCATGCTTATTTTGACGAACTTCCTTTTCTGTTAATTTTCTTTCTGTCATTGTGTGTTATCCCCAAAGACAGTTTTATAAATATCATCAGATTCATCATCTGCTGAGTAATCTTGTTTTTTTACACTGTATTTTTGAAGTTCATCATCATATTCTTTAGAATAGCCATTATCAATACCAAGGGAACGAGCTAAACTTCCCTTGAACCAAGTCTTGATGTATTTTGCCATATGATTAACATCTGCAAATTCTGGATCAGGATCTGGGATTGGTTTATTATTTTCCCATTGCTCGATCAATTGTCCAAATGTTAATGAACTATCTAATCCATTATCAGCATTTTGTCGTGGTAAAATATTAATAGAAGCCAATAAATCTGTATATGTTTTATCCAAATCTTTTGTATTCTGTCCAGCTTTTGTAGCTTTGTTAATTTCCCATTTCTTAAATGCTAATCGCTCGAAGATTGTTTCTTGGGCTTTTGTATTACATTCATATCTAGTTATCCAATCCTGATACTCATTTTCAAGGAACATAAGATCTTCATTGCTATATGAGCCACCAAATCTTTTTTTGGCTGCACGTAATGTTTTTTGAACAATTTTCACATCTTCTGAGTTGTTTTCTGTTTCATCTTCAATACTTAATTCAGAATCTTTCCAATGTTTATTTTTGTATTGTGGCAGAGATTTAACCATAACAATATATTGCTGTGCGGCAGTAGAACGATTCTTTTCGCCAAGACCTTCTGATAATACATCTAATTGAGCTTCATAATCAGAGTCAATAAATACCCAGTCCAATCTTCTAAATACATCAATAGTTTTTTGTTTATTATCAATTCTGCGTCCATCTTTATCTTTATCCGTACACATATCTATTAAACATTCTTTACATGCAAAATGTTCAATTCCACTCGCTGTCTCTGTAGATGAATAAAATGCCTTTACAGTTTTCCATTTCCCACAATGAGGACAGTATACATAATCCAGATTAAGAAGATGATTGTAGTCTAAAGCTAATTCATGGTATGCTGATTTTACCGAATTTACAGTTAGCTTCTTAATTTCATCATCTGTTTTTGCTTGTTTCAAATTAGCTATAGTAATCACTTCCTTCCTTTTATTCCAATAAAATAGGAGAGGAAGTATCAACTTGCCTCTCCAAAAATTTCTTTATAATCTTTATAGTACATCCAACTCAATTTTTCTTTCGTTAATGGATGCATACCAGCGGTCTTTGTTTCTCCTCTACATACTCTTTGAATAGGTAATTTACTTTCAAGACCACACCATTTACAAGCAACAAGTGCATTATCAAATACATCTTTTGTATTTAAACATATTACTTGTTTCTTACCTTCGAGCTTATAATTTATAAGTGAATCAATTTCATCTTGATTCATATTTTTATAATCGGATAAATATCTCCATACAAGAGGAATGCCATTGTCATCCTTGCCTGCAAAATGATATCTACCTTTACAACAAGCACTTATACCACTTCCTTTTTTCATATGGTATTTTTCTGCTGCATAAATTAATCCATCAAAAACTTCACCTGTATTAAGACATACAATTTTTGTATAATTATCATTTTCTTTAGGAATATATTCAGATAATTTATCTTTTGGATATTCATCATAATCTTTTTTATACATCCAAATCATTTTCTGACCATTATACCAACCACCAAAAGTAGAAGTACGTCTACAACATTTACTAATATCTCCTGGATCAATATTATAGTATTTTGCACCATCAACAATGGCTTTAAACTCCTTGCCAGTTGTAATACATACAACAGCATTTGAATAAGAACGTCTTCTGCTTTCCTTTACAGAATAATCACACATATTATATTTTAATGCGGATTTTATATAGCTTGTTACGGTACTTTCATGAATATGCAATTCAGATTTTATCTGAGATATATTTTCTCCTAAATTCCATAATTCAACTGCTTTTATAAATAATGATTGTTGGGATTGTGTATTTGACTGATTAAAATTAACTTTTGATAAATCTAAAATATTTGATAATTCAGATTTGAGAATATTATTTAAAATGAACTGATATCTATCATTAGTTTCATAGTTACAATCTATACGAATTACTTTTATATTATGTTCAGAAGCAAGTCGATCTTTTTCTTTATCTCTAAAAATTAACTCATCTCTATTCGTTTTTGAATTTGTATAACTTCTATTACCATGACCTAGTCCACCATCCATCTCTATGACAAATTTCTTATTATTCTTTTCAAAATATATATCATATATTCCGTAGCAATTTTTATCTTTATACTTATATTTACACCAATCTGGTCTATATTCCCTATCTAAGAAATCTAATTGATTTTCAATTTGGAGCAAAGAATTATAAATAAATTTATTCGGATAACTATAACCATCATCACATCTAGGACAAGTAACACCATATTTACTAACATATGATATTTTCTTTTTCATAATATTTCCACAAGAAGGGCATTTCCATTCTAATTCTTCGCTACTCCATTCTGTATATTTATAACCATCTTGATAATTAACAAGGTATTGTGCCAATTCAGGTCTTTTTGTATTAAAATCGTTGTAACCTTTATACACCTGATAGCCAGAACAACAAGGGCAGTTATATTTTGATGAAATCATCGAATTTGGTGTCATTACAAAATCATGATAAGTACCATCTGCCATATTATGTCGAAAAGTAGCATTAGTAGAAGAATTAACATAACCACTTATATAGCTGTACTCGTTCCCACGTTTTTCATGTAATTGTTGTAAAAACACATCTAATGGTTTTGTTCTTTTTTCTGATGTTATTTCATAACCGCATAGTTTACAGCCTTGTCTTCTTAAAGCATGAATTGGATTCATCATATATTCGTAATTATGTTTATTGCATTTATGTAATATCTTAGTGTTCATATTTTTATAATATCCAAGAACAACAATATTACCATCAAATAATTCGTTAATTTTTTCTACATATTCTTCATGTGTCCATTTTCTAGTAGCACTTCCATTACATCTAGGACAACCTGTAGTTCTAATAGAGTGTGGTTTATAATTCCATTCAAAATTACATTCTTTACAACGACAACTAATTGGTGTATCAATACCATTCCACTCACCAATTATTTCAACTTCTGGATGCAACTTTGCAATTTCATTTTTAAAACTTTGAGTTGTTATAACTCTACCATTACAACATGGACATCCATATGTTAATAAATTATTTGGATATGCATTCCAATCATATTCATCAATATTGCAATGAACATTAACTCGTTCATTAGATCCATTATATTTTCCACGAATCTGTATCTGTGGATATTTTTCGTGTATCTCTTTTTCAAATTGTTCCTGTGTTTTCTTTTTTGCCATAATTATTTCACTCACTTTCTCACCCACTTTTATTAATAAGATGGAAGAGTGGTGTGAGTGATTTACCACATAACACGAAGTAGCTACTCAACGTGTCTTCCATCCATAATCCAACTACCTGCCATCGAAACAGTAACAATCCTCTCATAGTTGGCTATATATTTATTCTCTTTTTAAATTCCATCACAATATAAAAAGAAGCCACTTCATACGAAATGACTTCTCAAAATTTCCAATATTAAATTTCCAATGAAAGTGCAATTCACTTCACTTAGCACACCTTCTACGATTTGAACATAGACCTGACGATTTTGGAGATCGTTGCTCTACCAATTAAGCTAAAGGTGTATATAACAAAAAGAGCCATCTCAACACATGAAACGGCTCTTTCTTCAATCTGAATAACAGGACTTGAACATGTAGCATCATGATCCCAAATCATGCATTCTACTAAACTGAATTATATCCAGATAATATTTTTCAATTTTCTCCACATACTAATCAAAACATCTAAGGAGAACACCCATGAACACATCATACAAAACAGCAATCCAATTTCAAGATTTATATATCCCAGTAAAAATGTTAAAAATATCACACAACAATTCCATAGAGCTTAATCAACTCTGCAAAGACTCTAAAGAAAGAGTACGTTACATCAAATTCTGTCCGTCTTGTAACAAGGAAATAACAAATTCAGATATTGTAAAAGGATATAAATATGCAGAAGATAAGTATGTTATTTTGGAACAATATGATATAGAATCAATTACATCAAACAAAGATAGAACACTTTCAATAAAATATTTCTGTAAATCAAAGGAAATATCAGACCTACTCATAGATAAATCATATTATTTAATTCCTGAAATGGAGTCAGAAATCGAATATGAACTTCTTCGTAAAGCTATGACTACGAATAGAGTAGTAGGTATGGCTGAAATTGTATTGGGTACAAAACAAGAATTAGTTGCGTTGTTTGCCAATAAGAATTGTATTATTGCAACCATTTTATTTTATGAGAACGAGATTAACGAATTACCGATTATCATGAAACACAAAATAGATAAACAACAACTCGAAAATCTCAAACAAGATATTATAGATAATACAAAAGATTTTAATTGGAATTCACATTATGATAAATATCAACTCAAACTAAGAGAATTAATATTTGAAAAAATTCCAAAATGATAACGCCTTTCTCATTCCATCCTCGAATGGCGAGCTTTCATCTAAACTGCATAGGACGTATCCTATTGTTACAACAGTACCAGTCCGAAGACCGCAAAGGGCATAGGGCGGTAGTAAGTGTTGAGCTTACACGCCTAAGTTTCGTATACATCCAAAAAATAGGTTTTTACATCATGTTTACCGCACGAAATAGGGCATAACGGACTCGAACCGATACTCATGGAATGAAAATCCATTGTCTTACCTTTTGACTAATGCCCCATATTTAGGGTGGAAAAGTACCACCCATTATTTTTTACAGAATAACTTCTGTTTTACCTTCAAACTTAGTATTTAAAGCACGAATCTCAGCAAGCTTCTTGCCGATTTCTTCCTGAATCTTAGTAGCGAAAAGTTCAACTTTTGCCTTACCAAGTTTCTCAACACTATCAAAAGGTGCTTTGACTTCTGATTCTGGAATCTTTGTAACATCTATAGAGAATGTAATGTGAAGGTTTTCATCTACAACAAATGACTGGTTGATAATATCTTTTAATTCAACAGAGATAATAGTTGAATCATCAACTTCACTATCAGTTGTAACTGGATCTCCATTAGAGTCAGTTTTCATATTAGATTTAAAGGATATTTTAGAATATTCGATTGTTCTGACAAAATTATGTAACATATCTTTTTCAGTGGCAGCATCAGTATCAGATGTACCTAATTCTGCGACAGAAATATCTACACCAATAATATTTTCATCAATAGTTTTGCTAATATTTAATTTCATGAATTTGTGCCCTCACTTTCGTTGTAAATAACTTGTCTGTAAGCATCTTTAATTGAAATAAAGAAATCTCGTAATACATCTTTATCAATCGAACAATCAAGATTTGATGTTTCAAATTTTGGATTATATACTGTAAAATCTAATGTTCCATTATCCCTAGGTACAAATAAAATTTCTACATTGTTATTTAACTGTAATGTAATTGAATCTATTTTCTCACCATTACTAGAAGTAACTTTTCGTACTTGTCCGACCTTTAACGGGGTTTGTTCAATTACAAGTCTATTTGCCATATACATACTCCTTTCTTTTATTTTTCGTTTTCCTTTTAATCGTTTAGTTGCGGAAACAGGACTCGAACCTGCATATTCTTGGTTATGAGCCAAGTGAGCTTCCATTACTCGTCATTCCGATATGATAATAGGAGAGGAGCGACCTCTCCATATTATATGTAGATTGGTAAGATCTACTGCCGATTGATTACCAGTCAACCGACAAAGAGAACATTGAAAATTCTCTGATATGTTACTTATATATTCTCCATATATTTTCAGTCTTCGGAGTAAAGACCAATTGATAAGGTTTCATATCTCTTACCAGTTAATTAAGGTTCTCATTAACGCAGAGAAGCACGAACATTTTCTCATTTCTGAAGGCTGAGAGAAACCGATGATCCGAGATGTTGGTAGGAGAGATATAGGTCTTACAATACTACATGAATAGCAAATGCCAAGTTGATTTTTTCATATTTCAAATGAAACCGTGATGCTGTATCAACCCAATAACGGTTCACTATTTTGTGATTCTTATTGACTAACAGAATCGCTTTACCTACAACGATTAGCGGTGTTCCACACTTAACGGTGGTGGATTACCATATTTTTTAGTTGTCTACTAAGGCAAGATCTCTCCATAACACCGCCAATGAGCAGTAAGCAGTGGGAAGTTTTAGACCGTTCCAAGGTCAATAATTTCGCAAACCGACCTTTATATTTATGTCACATATCGGTCAGTGACAGCTCACTTGTAAAAATCTATCAACGGATTGACAGACCGCCCTCACTTCTTTTGGATGTGAGCAGCTTGTATTATATCTATTTATTCTCTACATTGTCGTCACCTCTCGGCTCAAATATCACGTTACTATGCTTTCTTGTTTAAATTAAATTGTTGGTGTTAGACGAAAGTTTCATCGGGATTGCCTACAAATCAGAAAGTGATTTTTGTTCTACTTGTTTTATTTCTCCATCAGCAAAATATTTTGCAAATTGCTCATCTGCATCAATATCCTTGTACACTGATACCATATCTAGCGAACTCCATCCGACTAGCATTTGAATTACATCATCAGGAAGACCGCTTCGAGAACAAGAAGTTGTAAAGAAGTGACGAAGACTGTGAAAATAAAAGTCTTCTCCTAAATGCTTACTGAATGTATCAGCCCAGCTATCAAGAGTGCTTGAATCCATAGGTTCATCTATATATTCTCCATTTACTTTCTTTGGAAATAACCATTCTGATTCAATTCCGTGTTCTTTTCTATAATTCATCCACAAATCAAAATATGGCTTAAACGGTTTTGCAAGTGTATATACCACTAACATTTTTCCGCGAGATCCTCTTCCTTTTGTTTGGATCTTTTCAGGTGTTTTATATAAAGAACCGTATATGATATTTTCATCATCGAAATAAGATACTTTAAATCGTGGTAACTCACTCTTACGTCTGCCACTAAATGCAGCTAATGCTAAAATACAAGCCTTGTCATATTTACCTTTTTCAACCCAATAATCAAGCATACCCTGTACTTGTTCATCGGATAATACAGTTTTAGTAAATACTTTCTCATTTGCAGGATTTTCAATCTTACGTATAATCGGTTTAAAGTCCTCATACTCATCATCTAATATAGCTTCGACATAATTTGAAAGAGAAGAGAGAGTAGATTTTACTCTACGCATTCTAGCTGGCGACCATTTATATTCAGTAAGACAAAAACTCTGATAACGAGCAATATCCCTCTTAGATAAATCAATAAAGAATTTGTTGTCGCAATGCTGAAGTAGATAAACCCAAAAAATAAAAAGGTCACGTCTATATGCATTGATTGTATTTGGGGATCTATCAACTGAACGAAGATAATCCAAAAAGTCATTTCCTAATTTTATATTCTCTTTATTACACTGAGTCAATAACTCATCAGTAACAATATTATTGTGTTGTATTTTTCTACCCATTAAATCTCACTTCCTTCCAAATAAAAAAGAAGTGAGATAGTAGTAAATACTAAGCCACTTCTTTCAAATATTTATTCAATATATTTCTATATGTTTCTTCATTCATTTCATCTGGTAATAAAATATAATAATCAAGTCCATTGCGTTCAAAAATATCACGTTTTTGGTATAATTTCTGTCGATACAATTCTTTTGACTTTGATTTTATTGGAGTATTATTTCGATAAGCTTCTTGATGACCTTTGTTCCCAAGTATGCCAGCAAGTTCTATATAGACTTTTTTATTATTGAAAATAATAAGATAATCGCAATTCATATTGCCATTATAAGAATTATCTATAGATTTGTATGGAATATTTCTGAAATAACTTTCATTAAATAAAATATTATTACTTCTCAAAAATCTGCTAAATTCATATTCATATAAAGATGTCGTAACTTCTCCATCATCGAATTTATAATTCATTCCATTTCCTGCTTTTTGTAATTCATATCCTAATGAATTTATATATTCTCGGAAAGAACAATTCTTTAATTTCTTACAAACTTCTGCATATTTACGATTGTCTGCATAAGTACCATATTTTCTAAAGTCATTATATGTAATAACACTTCTATTTTCTTGAGTTTTTATCAGATTACACACATCATTAATTTCTTTGATAGTATCTTCATCTGATAAAATACTTCCATGTTTGCCAGTTATTTTCATTCCAAGTTCTTTTTGCATTAGCCATAATTCGCCCCAAAATTTTCGTACAGTTCTAATACCAACACCATCTTTTTGTTTTGGATAAAAATCATATACATCCAATGGTGAACATTTGCGTTCTTGCATTTTCATTACAATATTTATTACATCTTGTTTTGAAAGTTCTCTTTCAGACTTTCTTTTAGCTTTAATCTCTTCATATCCCTCTTGGTATTGAAAAGTGTAATGCTGTACTTGATTCCATGTTATATTATGTATATTTCCTTTTGAATCAATGTAATCCATCTTTTCTCGTGATGCACCATTAACAGGAAGATTAGTTCCATCAATATGCAAATCTATATTATTTAATTTACAATATAAATTTATATTATCATATGTATATGGATTACCTAAAAAGAATCTGTTTAAACATGTATATCTTCCCTTGCCATTCTTTATTTGATGGTACTCTGTTCTGTGTTTATATCCATAATTGTCAATAATATCTAAGTAATATTTTCTCGATTTTAATTTTTCATTGTATACAACTTCAATACTCTCATTCAATAAATTGTACACAACATCTTCCGAAAATTTTACTGGAAAACTATTTCTTATAGCTTCCAATTGTTTGTTTACATTTTTTGTTCCCATAATTTTTCCTACTTTCTCACCTACTCTAATACATAAAAATAGAATGGGAGAGAGGTAGGTGACTCTACTCTGTCAGCTCATGACTTCTGACAGTCCCATTCCATAAATCCCACAATCAGCTATGACACCAATCATGAGCACATATATTTATTCTCTGTTTCCATATAAAGTTCGTTGCCGATTTAACATCTCCCAATCCGTATATAAAAACATTGAAAAGTCCTCCCACTTGGTAATGCTCCAAGCCGATCCGAAGACGACAGATTTACAGTCTGCCCCACATCTTTAGTGGTCTATGAGAGGATACAAAAAGAGTGTGTAGCATACACCACACACTCTAAATATTTAAAAAATAAAATCAAGCAAATCAAATAATCTTCCAACCGAATTATATTCGTCAAAATCACTTAAATCAATCGGCTTACTAGAATAAAATTCACGCTTTTCATATCCATTAACATCACTTTTAACAGAAGTAAATCCGTGAATTTTTCCGTTTTCATCTTTATCGAATGTAATATTTTTATGAGAATTATCACTTACGTCACTGCAACTGCAATTCTTACAATTACCATCACAATCATCGTCTACATCTTCAGCGTCCTCACCAATGTTGAATTCATGAATAATGCATCCAGAATCTTTATTGTCCATAACAAAAGCTGAACTCACATCTCCATGAATAAATACAATGTCTGTCTCATCCATATTGATATAAGTATCACTTCCCTCATACTTGGCAGCCTGAACCCATACATTCATTTCAGAATCAATATTAAGAATAAATGCGTCATCATAACCGTCCCAATAAGGATCATTCAAATCGTTACAAGAAGCAAGTTTAAAATTCGTATTTTTAATAACAGAATTAAGAACATCTTTCATCACATCATACTTAGCCACAACTACAATTTCTGAACAATCATCGTCATAATCTCTTGTACAAACATCCAGCTTGTCAAAAGTATCTGCTAAAAATTCAGCAAAATCATTTGTATCTGTAAAACCAAATGTTTTCAATATATTTTCACCACCTTAGAATTAGAGCTGTTTTGCAGACTTTGACATCTTAAAGCAAATCTCATCATGCTGTGGAGTTACATACTCCTCACCTTTGCGATTGCCCATCATAATTTTTCCTCTACGCTCTGGAACTTCTTTAACCTTAAACTTTCCAAGTTTACCAACTGCGACTGATTCTGCGTGGTCTGCTGTTAATGTCTCTGTAATTACATCTGCAAATGCATCAAGAATAACTGCTATGTCCTTCTGTGAAGCTCCTTCAACCTTGTTTGATACTGCCTTTAATACTTCGTTCTTTGTCATTTTAATTTTCTCCTTTTTCTCAATTATTTATTTTTAATGCAAAAGAGGGTAGCGTCTCATTTAAGTACACTCCCTCTGATACATACAATTGTGACAGTAACATCACAATTTCCATACAATCGGACTAATTAAAAATAGAAAATTAGCCCAATTTTCATAGTTACTTATGCATAATATAAAAACCAAGTCACTCGTACTTGGTCTACTTTGTCATGAAATTAGTAATAATTCTTGTCTTGGAATCAATAATGTCACCATTTGAATCCAATGCAAGATACATAAACCCGTTCTGATTTGGAATTATAAGTTTACCGTTGTTATAATCCAGCTTATCCAAATCACACACACAACCTTGCTCATACATTTTTATTCCACCTTGAGTAAAACTTCCTACTTTATGGGTATGAGCCATTACGATTCCAGTAAATGTGCGATCTACACGCAAGAAATAATTGACTGCCTTTTCTGTTGTTTTTAACATACCAGATGAATAATTTAATGGGTGACAGAAAATTACATTACCTTCTTTTATCCACCATTCTTTATCATAAACGATTTCAATATTTGAATCTTCAAACACTTCACGAATAGAAGAGTATTGTGTCTGGGTTTTATTTCTTTCATCATTAACTTTGAATCCATCGTCTACAATCATTCCTAGCGGATCTGTTGGGATGATGCCAAGTAATTCGTTTGATAATCTATCAGAACAGTATCTTTGCATACGGTATTCATGATTTCCAATCACAAACATTACCTTTTTAGGTGTAGTCAGATTGATTAAATCAATAATATACTGTCTTCCTAAAACAAGTTCTTCATCAAGATTTACTTTGAATTTTTTAGGAAATGCAGAACATGAAAAACAATCCAATAAATCACCATTGACTATTAAAGTGTCTACAATTCCCTTATAACCTGAAAAAATATCAATAGGTAAATTAAACGGAATATGAACATCTGACACACATAAAATTCTTTCAGATGCACCCTCACAGTTGTGAATATAATTATCATACTCTTCATATCCAACAGCCTGTTTTCTAAGCTGATCTGGTGTAATGTTCAATCCAAGCATATCTCGAATTTCAATCCAATCCATATCTGTCTCTTTACGTTTCTTTGCAAGGCAACATCTTAATTTCCATTCAAAATCTGTTTCATTTTCCAATCTATGTAAGTCGATTATAACATCCACCTACTCTCTATTCAGCAGATTCAGACTCTTCATCTGAAATCTCAATACTGATTTTAATATCAAAGATAGTTGTACCTTCTGGTAATTTCTCTGCAATACGATCTACAATAGAACCTTCATCGTCAACGAAAGTTCCATTTTCAATTCTTACTCCACTCGCTGTAATATTCTTTTTAGCCGCACTAACAGTTGCTTTCTTAATTTTACTATCTACCATAATCCTTTAAATCCTCCATAAAATTAAAAAATCCCACCAGAACGTTTTCTGCCAGGATTGTAATACATTTGTTTACTTTTATTCTGTTTCACTTTGATATACTCACGAATCTTCCTAATATAATTTTCATCATAGCTCAAACGAATATGCGACTCCAAATAATAACACCCACAACGAGTAGGAATTTTATTAGATAACACATTATCTATAAGCTTATATGATGGATTAAGATTTGAGAGATGAGTATGTTTTTCTGTATCTTCTTGTCTACAGATACGGTAGCCATTTTCAGTCTTGTCAATATAAAATCCTTTATACTCAATTCGATTTTTCATAAGCAGAACCTACTTGACGTATTTATCTTCAATGTAACGCTTTCCACCACAAGTCTTGTAATATCCAATATGTTCGCCTCTGCGATCTACATATCCTCGTCTTGTGTTTCTAATTACACCTTCGGATAATAATTTTTCAATTTCATTTTTTGAAATGTACTTAATAATTTTCACTTCTTTCTTGATTTATTTCCTACAAAGTAGGATAGTAGTTGGAAATGTAGGATTTGAACCCACGACCTCCTGAACCCAAATCAGGCGTTCTAACCAAACTGAACTAATTCCCAAAATAAAAAATCCCATACCGAAGTATGAGATCCTTGCTTAATATGAGCTGAGATATTTGACTCAATACACTAACATCTACTATGGTTGGACACAGTTTATCACACAAGCGATTAACTTGTAGTTAGCAACAACACCGATTTTGACATAATCGGCAAACTCTTACCACAAAGTATTATAGATTTTCTTTCTGCACATTCTTCCTTGCGAGATTCATAGGTTGCAGCCTATTAGAGTTGTACGTACTTGTACTTTCTCATATAACACCTTGCGAGTGCTATATGTCACCATATTACAGGTGAATAAGTTGTTTTTCTCTTTGCGGTCGCACACACTTTTGCTGTTTTGTAATTTTCTTTTAAATATTTTTACCTAAAATAATTTGATTTCTTTCAAAAGTATGTACTTATTATGGACGATGAGGTGTACATTTGATCATCCGTACCTTTTGAGTACAGCCCAATCATCACCATCCTACTCGGATTGCGATCTCCTTGCTTTTTGATTCCATCCCTGTTTTTCAACTTAAGAGATATTACCAAAATCCTATCAGCGGTTATACTTGCGATATTCCCACCAATAGTACACAAATCATACCCACATTTCTGCGTTACTACAGTGCCTATTTCAAGACACCCACCAATCAACCATATTCGCCAACAGTTGTCCTTGAATAGAAGGTTGGGCGTAGATTTTATGTGTTTTCCGTTAAACTGTATTTCACAGTCGCAGCCTTATAATACGATAAGAACCACTTTATACATGTCGCCATGCTTATTTTTGAGATTTAACATCTCCTGATCCGAAACCAACCAGTCCTACAAAAGTAGAAAAGCTCTCCCAGTAAGACTCGAACTTACGACTTTCGCATTAACAGTGCGATGCTCTACCAACTGAGCTATAAGAGATTAAAAGAATAATCGGCAACCATACTACAAGAATTGTAGCACAGTCACCGACACATATAAGAAGAGGAGTACAATATGAATATGTACCAATCTTAGAAATGATTTTTAGAATTGTTCTGTTTGAAAACGCCTTCGAATCGTTCCCCATAGGTTTGATTCCTATATATCTTCCACAGAAATGCATGGTACAGTCTCGCTTGATGTACTTAACTGGTTTTATCACACATGCACAAGTTTTTCATATGGCATCACATCAACTAACTTATAGCCATATGTTAGACGAACTTTATACTATTATATTCTCTGTTTTATCAGCCAAGAAAAGCTGATTTCATTGTTTTCCATTACTGATATATAACACCACAAAAACAGCTATAAAGCCTTATTTTACAAGGAAAACTCGGATTTTCTATTTCGCTACTCTATATTTATGAGCAATTTTTCGCTTTCTTTCACGCTCATTTAAAGTCGCACAATCATAACAATACAATCGTTTATTCCCTGTTTTTTCAATAATCCCACCACAACGTTTGCAACGAGAATACTTATTATTATGTCCACGCCTAACAGAATAATAGTCTTTTTGGTAGTTTTGAAAATATGTATTTAACGACCTATTTATATATTTCACATAGAAATTGTCTTCAGTGATAAAATCATAATTATTTACAATCTGAGTCTTATCTTCATATTCTCCAATCAGTTTGCAATTATCAAAACATTTTCTCAAAAATCCTTCAACAACTTTTTTATATTCATTCCAAGATAAAGTCATTTTCTCCATTTGAAAGCGTTGTTTGAGTTTTTCGGCTTCATCAATTGCATCGTCAATTATATCTGTAGCTGTATCTGCATCCATTTCAATTCCAGATAACCAATCGAAGTACATTAATTTTGGTTTTTTTAATAAGTCCATATACTCCTTATTGAGAATTACTTCTTTATCAAAATATCTTGTATAAATATTATTGATTTTCTGCCTAATAATAGCACACCAATTTTCCTCTTTAGTCATTGACTTATAATATCTGTATTCAATTCCAGACCATGTATCAAATACTTGTCCAAGTTCTGTATTAAGTAAGTCCTTTCTGACCTTAAAATGAATTGTTTTCATATATGTGCGTCTTTTATTATCAGAAGCCCATATTGAGGAGCAGAACGAGTTGAATATCTCGTCCTTTACCTCATTATTCTCTGCTTCTTTGTAATCTTCTATAATTTCATATAGAAATGTTTCATTACAGTCGTAAATATGTATCACCTACCTCAAATTCATAGTATTTTCCAAGATATTCATATGAGTTGTCCGTTTTATAAGGAACTTCTCTTATTGATATATTTCTCTTTGGATTTGTGTTATTCTTGAGATTTTTAATGATATAATCACCATAAGCTGACCATGCAAGAGATTTGCTAATAGAAACAGAAGAGTACGAAGCTTTGATAATATAATTTGCTATAATATTTTCAGGCAACCCAATCTCGTTTAGGAGTTCTGCCTTATATTCATTTACGACTTCATCCATATTAAACTTATGGTCTTCATCGTCCGACTTATCTCTATGCAGATTCAGATGTTGCTTAATATCAACCGCATACATATTTATGAACTTCCTGCATTTCTTTAAGACTTTTTTATCAGACAAATTCAAATCATTATCAATAATTAAACATCTAGTATCAACTAAATCTATCTTATTGTCCCATAAGATATTTTTCTTTTCCCAAGTTTCAATATAATCACACAACTCGTTCATAGGAGAGGGAGAGTGGTATGCATTGAGATATTCTTTCTCATCATCAGATACATCTTTGTTCTTTTTGATTATATTCATATAGGATTTCATTTTCTTTGGGTAATTGTGAAGTAGAAAATACGGAAGTTGTTTAAGATGTTTTCTAAGACCTGAATTCATATGCCATCTGAATCCCGTTTTGAGGAAGTCGATTTCTTTGCCCTGAAAAATTCTTAGAAGAGAAGAGTAGTCAGAATACAATTTTTGTATAACTGGATTAGTCGTATATTTATTCTCTATACTTGTAGCAACATTTGTGATTTCACCAATACGATTATCTCTTGTCATAACCTCGTACTCAATTAAATTCTCTTTTGTATAAGGCTTAGACTGAGCAGTTACTTTATCTTCAATATCAAGTATGATATGCTTATCTATCTTTGAATCAATAATGATAGGATCGTTGCTTAAATAGAAAATATCACCATCAAAATCTGCGCCGCCTTGCTGTGGAGCTGATACATCATACATATTAAACATTACTACATCTTGGTCTTTAAAATAATCAAACCATTTTGTAAGAATGTCATTTCGTACAATCTTAATCTTATTTACCTCTGATGGATCAACAAGCGGAGAACGGAATGAACAACAATATCCTGGTTCAAAATTTGCTGTATATAATTCTCTTTCTCCAAGACAACCAATTGGTTCTTCACCAACGGCATACTGAAGATAACCAATCATATCACCAACACCTGTATGATAAAAACCTGAACAATAAATTTTACCAACCTTTGCTTCATCAATAGACTTTTTGAGTTTTCTATAAATGAATTGCTTAACGGCAGGATCTTTTAACATAACATCATTTACCAATGCAGCTTCAAGATATTTACTTTCTGGCTCATAATCTTCTGTATCTGTAATTCCCATGAATTTATATGTATAAAATTTATCACCTCTAATGATTTTTTCATACATATTAGTGGTATATTTTGCAAGCTTAATGATTTTTCCATCATTCTTAGAATCTAATATGTCATAGTCCTTTTTTGTTTTATCTGTATAACATTTAACATATTTATCATTCCAAAGATCCAGACATTGTAAATACTGAAAATTCATTCGTGTATATTTATTTAAATGCTTAATATGATGACTGTATTTACTGATTCCAAGTTTGAATTCATACTTTCTGACAGTATTCATATATTCAATCCATGCGTTTTCGCCATAAGTTGACTTAAAAATCTTGTGCCCTTTAAACATCGAAATGTTCCAAATGCAATCTACATCATCAACATTATGAACATGACCATAGATGTCAGTGATAGTAGTATAGCCCCATTCTTTAAGAATTTGTTTAAATGGTACATACACAGAATATCCTTTAATAAATGGTAAACGCACCTGTGTTCCAATAACTTTGTAGTCTAATCCAAGTTGCTCACTCACAGTATTCATAAAGTTTTCTTCATGACAACCACAACCATCAAAAGGTGATAGTCCAATATCCTTTAATCCTTCTTCGATTTCTCTGGTTTTATATTTCTTTTTCTTACCAGTGTTTTCATCAACAAATTCTTTTTCTCTTTCAACTACATATTTGATAAGCTGATTTTTCAATGTTTTTTCATACTCGCCAATAATTACAATATTAGGCATATAATCTTTAATAAGAGTACATGAACTAAAAGGCAAACATCTTTGAGCTTCATACTTAGAAATAACACACTCATCAATTTTAATATCCATCTGAGTAATTAAATATAATTCATCAAAAATTTCATCGCATACAAATGCAGTAATTCCATCCTTACCTTGAGAAGCTGATTTACCAAAACGAGAGTAATGAACTCCATTATATGTAAATCCATTATTTAGAATTGTTCTAAGAGATTCTTCTTGTTTTGGATTTTTTTTTGCAACAACCAACATGAGTTCACTTATATGAGAGGACGGTTTGCCACGAAGCCTCTGAATCTGATCAAATAAAGGAGAGTCACCTTGTTTGATAAGATATTCCTTTTTTATTTCGGTTTCTCTATTAATTTGAATATTAAAATTCCCATCTATAAGTTCTCTTATTGGTATTTTAACTAATGTATATTGTACCTTTTTTATAATAATTCACCACCTTTTATAAATTTTCCCAAAATTCATCTTCAGAATCATACCCACCATAATCTAAGCTCTCTGCAAACTCGTGAGATGATTTTGTAGAAGCTTTGTAATAACATTGCTCCAATTCAGAGCATTCTTCACATCTAAAATTGTTGTCAAATTCACATTCCGAAAGTTCATCTACAATCAATTCTTTCATTTCTTCAACATTGTCAAAATTATTATTCATATAAATTTACCTCCACTTATATATTCTCCAAATGAAATTTCTATTTATTCCTAATCCATAAAATAAACATCAACATATTTTTCACCATTCTCTAAACAGAGCAAATATGTAGCATATCCATCTATCAGCATAAAATCTCTGTTGAGTATAACCTGCGACTCATACATATTATTCTTACGGTAAAATTCACGTTTTTGTACCATTTTCTTGAATCTAGGGTGAGTAGCCCTGAATTCTTCTGATATAATAATGTCTTTGATATTTACCTTATATACTTGTCCAGATTTACAGAACATCTTCTTGATTTTTCTAATAATCTTATTCATCGTTCTCCTCCGTTTCATATCTAAATCCTAACCAATTAATCATCCAATTAATTCCAGCAGATCCAACGCAATCCTCATGTATATATTCTCCTTGTTCATTATCAAGATACCTTTCGCCTTGATAAATTCCTTCGTTGCAATAGCAGCAAGTTATTCTTGGGCGAGTAGGAGAATAGTAAGGACATCGTGGATCGTGCGTACCATCATATCTGTTACATAGACTACACATATAGTTATTCCATTCTCCTTTAATACAGTTGTGTAAATTTTTCAGTTATAATTTTTAGGCGAGTATTTGTTCACCGAATGGTGTAGAATTTTCTGTGCACTGTCAGAATAATAAATTCTCAGCTAGAAATGGTATCTCAGTTATTTTTATTATTTGGAACCTTTTCTTTATAACTTCTAATACTATTTTTCATTTGCATGTTACATGATCTATCAAATCTCCAAGCAGAAGCGATTTTATCTGCAATATTTTTACTTCCTTCATAGTCAGTACAAAAATCGGACTGACAGATAAGCCCACCGTATGTATTTGCGTACTTATGATTCTTTGATTCGATTGTTACTGTTTTGTTCATTTAATTGTTCTCCTTTGATTTTTAAAATTTTATTCATTGTAATCAGCTCCTTTTAAGTGCTGTGTTAATTGGTTACATATGTTTATTCTCTATTTATTAGGAATTTTGTGGTGAATTGTCTTTGATCCATTTTTTTAGAAGATTTCGCATTCGTATACTTGGGATATATACCCAAATTTCCTTGCCATCACGAATAGCTGATCGCCATATAAACTGAAGCATTTCAGAAAGTGCATAACCATTCTCGTCTACACTAATATGATTTGTTGTGAAAAAATTTTTAATAAATGGATTGAGGTAACGATTTATAAGATATGCTACAGAAGTTCTGTCTCGATATTCATTGGTGGCTCTGCAATTACATGATAGATATCCTTTTGTATATCCTTTCCCTTTTAATATTTGTTGGTATTCTTTAAATGTAGTCCATATGTAGTCATTTGAATTTGTATTTCGCACATTATGGAAGAAATTATATATATTCTTTTTTAATATCTTCATTGATGCGTTGTTTTTATTTCGAGAATACCAGGAAAAAGACAAGTCAGAATCTCTATCGCCAATCATATTTAATTTTTCATTCTCACAAATATGAATTAGCTTACTATAATCATAAGATGTATATCTGATATTTGAGCTATATGGAATAAGATGATAATTTTCCATAGAATCGCCTTGAACAGACCAGTATGTATATTGAACTCCATAATAGTCATAGTAATATTTCTGCATTTGCATATCAAAATAATATGTAAGAATATAGATATTCCTAAATGAATTAAATGTCTCTATAGGAAATAACCATACCATTAAGTTATCTCCATAACATACAAGACTTCCTAACTCACATAAACGCTTTTCATTATCAAATTTACCATGATAATCAGAATATTCATCTTTCCATGTAAGCTGCTTTGTATCAGGATTGATTTCAACATATGTATTTTTTAATATCTCAAAATCCTGTTTGGTAATATCATATTCTTCTATAACATTTGCAACTTCATCCATTATAAGCGTATAATTTTGCGCTCTACATAAATCAATCAGTTCATTGTCGAATTTTTGAAATAGAGCATGGGTTGACACTATGTTATTACCATTGCCGATCAATCTCTTAAGATCTCTAAGTTTACTGCCCCTATCATCCTTTTCATCTTTTAAAAATGTAGGTGCTTTAAAATTCTTACCATTACAATACGTCCTATATCTGGTTATTTCATCAAGGAAAGGTGTTATTACCAAAAATTTCTCATCTTCATCTGATTGATTAATATAATTCATTATTGACTGAGTTTTACCAGCACCCATAATGGCATCTACAATATTAACTTTACAATTAAATTCCAATATAAAATCTCCTTTCTAAATACTTGTATATAACTATATTCTCCACTTAACGACAAAAATCCCTCCAACTGCCGTTTGGCTTGGCATAAAATTTTAACACCATTTTCAAAAAATAAGTTCTTGGATTTTTCCCTTATAAATTAAGGGTTTTTGAAGTTTTTGCAAAAATATGCCAAATTTGCAAAAGTTCTAAAATTGAAAAAAAAGCCTTATAAATCAAGGGTTTTTAGGGCTATCCCTTATAAAAGATATAATAAAAGTTCTAAAATTAAAATTCTTATATTTGTGGACTGCGTAAGCAGGACACAAGGGCATGAGCTTCGTAAGAAGCGATTGACCAACAACGCCGTAGGCAATGAAGTGTACATATATGATTATTCTCTTTTCTATTTTTTATTCTCATCCAAATTCACATAGCTGTCTTTCCAATAATCCTCTACAAAGAATACTGGTAATTTATCATGATATCTTTCATATATTTCTTCGTCTGGTATTCCAACCCAATACGGTTTCCATTTTTGTCTTTCTTTTTGTAATTCTTCAATCTCAGTATGATATTTTCCGTTTTGCAAATATCCTTTGATTTTTCCGCATACGGCACAGTAACTGCTCAATGATGTGTGAATTTTATCTTTTTCTTCTTGTGTAAATACATTACTTTTAAAATTCCATCTGTATTGAATTAAACATTCTTCATATTGATGTTTATGCTTAGATTTCTTCTTTGCTTTGGATATATTACTTTCTTTATGTTTGAGGTACTTTGGTGTCTCTGAATTGATTATATTGTTTGTATTGTTCATGATATAATTCCTTTCTTGATTGATAATATATTATTCTCTGTTGGGATTGCTATTTATTGGTTTATTTTATATATGTCTACCCTAGAGATGTTCTTTTCTTGCTAACGCTACGAAAAGACCGTCCCTATCAAGGGACTACATCTTGTGCTACGCACATTATCTGATGTATAATTTGGCAATTATGTATAAAATAATGTTTTGTACTGAAAATAATTTTGGTAAAAATCTACAATGAGTAACTTAAGTAGATGCATTTTTGACAGCGTAGAATAGCCCTAGAAATGTTTTTTATTGCTTTTATGATAACTTGTTGGGGTAAAAATTAAAAAGCCTTATTTCGGCTTTTAAATACGTTAGAATGATATATAATATTTTTGAGGAATTATATTAGTGAGATTTTATTTTATGAAAACATTTATATTGAAACATACTTATTGTAATTCTTTTTATATAAGAGTACAATTAAATCAAATATTTTATATAGGAGGTTTTTATTTATGAAGAAATCAAAGAGATTAAAGAGGGTATTTAGTTTTGTGTTATGTGTTGTAATGACTATTACCATTATTCAATTAACACCACAAAATACCTATGCTACCAAGAAGGTTAAATTGAATTATACAAAAATTACTTTGTATGCTGGAGAAGTAAAAAATTTGAAAATATATGAAGGGAAAACGGAAATATATTCTGCTAGATGGTCTTCTTCTAATAAAAATGTTGTGAAAGTTACTAATTATGGACATATAGAAGCATTAAAACATGGTTCTGTTAAAATAATCGCCAAATATAATAATAAAAATTATGTTTGCAAGGTTACTGTTAAGGATGCTTTAAAAGATCATGTAAGTTATGAGTTGATTGATATTCCTGAAAACAAAGATTTTAATAGAAATAATACTAATGCTATTAAGATAATAAATAACAATGATATTACTGTTGAAGCTAGAATTAAATGTAAACGTTACGATAAAGACGGATTTTATATTGGAAGTGGTGAAATTAGAGGTGTTGTAAATTCTAACAGGTATATTATTATTCCAATATCATATGATGAATATACAAGAATAAACTTAAGCAATGTTTATAGAGCCGATCCTATAGATATAGAATATAGCATATCTAATCCATATACTAATGGAAACTTTGAATATAGAGATATTATATTTAATAATAATTCAAATCGTAATCAATCAGCAGTGTGCTCTATATTGTATTACAATAGTGAAAATAAACCAATTTGTATAAACACTTCTTATAGTATAAAAACAAATAAAATACCTGTAGGTGAAAAAATAAAAATATCTGATCGTTATTTATTGGATATGAAAGAAAAATATGATATCCAGAGAATTGAGATTTATTTATATTAGTTGTATATTGTTGAATATTTGTTTATTGGACTATGGCTTTGGCTATAGTCCTTTTTTATTGCTGTTTTATATATGGATATCTCTATTTAAAAGGTGATTTGTGTGAAGGTTTTAATACCCCCATATGTTGAGATTCTTGAGTGTGACTTTTGATGGAAAAATCGTTATCGGCAAAAGTGCTTATAAATAAGGATAATTTTGAAATTATGGGTGAATTTTTGATGAGATAGGAGTTTAATTTTTGAGGGTTGAAGTGGCTGAAATGCTTGATTTTAGTGGGATTTGACGATATGGGGTACGATAAGTGGTTTGAAGGGTGAAATTTTAGATTTTGCTTGATTTTGTTGGGATTTTGAATATTGGGAAGGGTTAGATTTTTGAGTTGGTGTGTGGATGAATCAGCTATAAGGTTTACTGTATTTCCAGCCCATCTAATTAGTTTTAACTACCCCGGGTTAGGCAAAAACAGTGGATAATAGATATATATTGACCATTCTTTTTCTGATCCTTTGATCAAGTTTGATGTAGTTTTTAAAACTATATGAGATAGTATTGATATTATTATTTTGTATAGTTTAAAACTATGACATATCGTTTAACATAGCTTTTATTTATACAAAACAATTTATAACTTGATAACAAAAAAGCGTTGACAAAACATAAACAACATGATATATTATAGTCACAACAAAACAACGACAACACGAACATACATTACAAAAGTTTTTGTTGACAATCACAACATGTTGTGATAACATATAACCAAGTTAATAAGGAAGCAGACACACTTTAAACTACTTTGTTAGCAATCCTTAAAAACAAGTTATTGACAATCACAATAATATGTGATATAGTAATTACAACAAATAAACAAGCACCAACAAGAAAGAAGGTTGATTCACTGATACTGATTTAACAATTTAACATGAATTAAAGCAAGCACCCACTAGCAGAACGGCAATTCTAACTAGCAGGTTGCAAGCTAGGAAAGTTCCCAAAACAATTCTAGCACATCTGCTTTAATTCCACAAGAACAAAACAGTCTTATGCGTGTATAGGTTCATAAGATTTGACTGTTTATCATTCCTAGAGTGACAAGCAAAAGACTAAAAGCGTATAGGGTTGCTAAGGGTTTTAATCAAAACGTTTCCCTTATACAAAGCACCACCAAAAGTGGGAATATATTGTGGACAATAGACACAAAGTCCCGAAAAAATAGTGTAGCTGTCCCGGTTTATTACCTTGGACAACAAATTATAGCATTTATTTTTAGCTATAAATACGTGAGAGAACACTCACAAGTGTATACGGTCAAAAAGCCTAGTTATTTTCTAGGAGTGACGTTAAAGCTGATTAGAAACGGCACGAACTTAAAAAACCGCGCTACAACAAAAAGCGTGATTGACTTAGGTTCATAATCATACTTACTAAGTCAATAAATACATAAGAGACAGACACAAGTACAAAGTGGCAGGTAGCAGGGTAACACCTGCTATTCTTGGTGTTGGGTAACTCCAACTCACATGACCGTTGTATCTCTGTGTTCTGTATAATTCAAGTTATACATAGTTAGAGGAGCAGATCAGCACTACCAGTCTGCTCTTTTATAGTGTGCATAACACTATTACAACAAATACAATAAATCATATTATAGCACCTATGCGTTAAATAGGAGAAAGAGGTACTTTATGAAAACATTATCAATCAATTTCTATGCAAAGAATATCACAGAAGAGTCTAAGTCTGAACTTATGACAGCAGTACAGCACGAGTCTTGCAACATGAATATTCAGTTACTCGATGATACAATCGCTAAACTTGAGAAGAAGATTGCTAATGAGAATAGCAACTATTCCGATGAAGAAGTACAAGCTTTCCAGGTACAGTTAGACTCTGCAAATGAATCACGGACTAAGTTTGTGGAGACACAGACAGACACATTAAAAGTATACAATAAAGTTATTTCTGTTATGTCACAGAAAAATGCTGACCACTTTGGCAACTCTACTGATGTTGTAAGAACTGTACTTCGTGTACTTGGTTCATGGGATAACTCTAAGCTTGTAAAGTATGCGATTATTCCTGCTTTTGAATCACCTGAACTTTATGAGGCATTACAGGCAATTCATATTAACTCCAAAGCAGGAGATGACGGAAATCTTGTAATGAGCAAAGAGGTAAAAGAAGCCTATAAGAAGGCAAGTACAGAACTTGAAACAATCATCAAGAAAACTTTCTCTCTGCCTTTTGAAACCCCGTACACGGACAAGACAAGAGTGAAGCTGACAGCAGAAGATAAGAAACTTTTAAATGATTGCTACATCAAGGGATTTTCTAACAAATTTGATGTAGACGATGAAAAGGGAACTGTATCATTTAAAAAGCGTCAGATTAACACGCTTGTAAAGGCAAAAAAGAACCGTAAGACAGGTGAAATCACCTATGATTATAGCGGACTTGCAAGCACTATCAGCAACATTGTAATTAAGCATTATTTCGCATAATACAAAACAAAAATGTATAGTACGAAAGGCAGAATTTTGGTTCTGCCTTTTAATAGTGTGCATTTTAATAAAAGGAGAGTGAACGCAAATGAAAATGAAAATTAGACGAACACTTGGAAATGAACTTTACCACGGAAAACAATTTCCGATCAATACAATTGTTTTGCGTAGTGAAAACGGAGTAGAGATTTTCTGCGCTGATTTTAGAATGAGAAAAGGCAAAATTACTGTACTTATTCATATTCCAGGTAGAAAGAAATTTCTCAAAACTGAAATGCGTAATGAATATACAAAGGCAATGTATGACTATACGCAGCAATTCAAAGACGATTCAAAACGCTTGAATTATAAACAAATGATGTCACATGATCGTAAACGGAAATGCGGATCTGGTGGAGTACGTTTAGGTAAATTCTGTGGTCAAATCACAGACTATGAGTGTACAAAAAATCCTATGCATGATTTTAGAAGAGTTTATTGCTAATCACAATTCTTTGTGGTAGAATGGAGGTGTAACAACGGAAAGGAGAATAACAAATGATTGTATATAAGAAATTAGATAAATTATTGCAAGATAAAAAAATGCAATGGAAAGATTTATGCGAAGCGGGTATATCTGTTAATATGCCTCAAAGATTTTCACAAAATAAAACAATGAATACTGATACTCTAAATAAAGTCTGCGAATATCTCCATGTCCAACCAAGCGAAATCATGGAATGGATACCAGATGCAGAATATAACAAGGCAAACGAAGAAAAACAAGCCATAGAAGCTCAAATAGCTGAACTCCAAGAAAAGCTAAAAACCATGTAAAAAGGGAGGAACCACTATGCCAACAATAGAAGAAATGCGTCAATCAATGGCACAAGCAGGAGTGTATTCAAAAGCAGATATAGATAAAATCTGCGAACTCGAAAAGCAGTACAGAGAGGAATGCAAAGAGATAGCCGATCAGTGTGAAGCTGAAGGTTATCCAGCAAACGGAAGTAATTATGAACTCCGTTGTTCAGAAGCTCGTAAGTATTATGACGAGCAGTTTGCAGATATAGACGCAAATTATAATTTTGATGAAGAATAATTTGCAAAACACAGCACCAATCAAGCACCCAATTTCCGGGTGCTATTTTTATACCCAAAAACAATCAGAAAAGGAGAATAAATATGAAAAAGAAATTATTATCACTCATTCTTACAACAGCAACAATCCTTACATCCTACACAGTAGGCACAATGCAACCAATGCAAACAGTCAATGCCTCAACTCCAAAGCAGATCAGTGTCACAAATGCAATTTCAATCTGTGACATTGCTGGTTATTTCTATGACAAATATGGATATCTCTGCTTTGAGCTTGGCGATACAACAAAGCAGTTCAATAAGGCAGATGGATATTCATATTCAAAAATCTGTGAGAAACTTCCGCATCTTAAAGATTTAGATGAAAGCAAAACATATCCTTTGACAGCGAAAGTAACAAAGGTAAACAAAAAGAAAAACGTTGTCACTGTACAGGATTATAGCGGAAACAAATGGAAATTTCGTGGCTGTGAAGACTATGAAAATGGAGACGTAGTATCTATGCTCATAGATAGTAACGGAACAGAAAAGGTAACTGATGATATTATTTTACAGGTCAGATACAGCGGTGCAGAGTGGTAAATAATAAGAAAGGAAGTAAAAACAATGTCAGAGAAAGCAAAACAAATTCATGCAACCTATTGTAATTATGAAGTAGCAAAGGCAAGCAAACCGTCACGGATCTATTCAGTCCGGACAGAAGTAAAACGAAACCATGGAATCAAAACCCATAATATGAGTAAAGCGATGTTAGCACAGACGTTAGCATCGCTTTTTTAGTACAGAAGGAGGATGAAAACCAAATGATAATTATCATTAAGGATGGTTATGATGTTATTGATAATCGTCCAGAAGCAGAAATTGCACAGTCAGAGCGTGATTACTTTGAGGAGCGTTACAACAGAGACTTAAAACGCAAACTCGAAGCAAATAAGCATCCATTTGCAAAGAAATTATTAGCTGCATGTGGATTATTATAGAATGGAGAGTGAAAATCATGGCAAGAACATTACGGGATAATCAAGCATCATGGGACGCATTATTCTATGCGATTATTACAGGATGCACAGCGAAAGACGCATTATTAGCTATGGGAATTTGCCCAGATAGCGAAAATAATTTAGCAAGGAGAACAGAAAGAGAGGCGAAAGAATAGATGAAAGGATATGAAGTACCGGATGGTTATATGGGTTGGATCAATGGAAAATACCAGCTTTTTGAAAGCGAAAGCGAATATTACGAAACACTTTTAGAAAGAGAAGAGGTCTAAATGGAAAGAGAAATAAAAGGCGAATTATTCAATGCATTGTGTAAAAGATGCGGAGAACGTAGAACTTGTCATGGGATCTGCGTTGACATGAACAATGCAATGGTAAAGGCAAATGAAATTAAAGCGACTGCAAAATAATTGTGGTCGCTATTTTAATGAAAAAAATTATTTTAAGAAGCGAATAATATATTAGAAAGCGAGTGATGAAAATGAAACATCGATAAAAGCGAAATGAAGCTATGCTATCAGGCTATACGGGCAAACACATTATAATAAGGAAAGGACAGATGAATTATGGCATATAGAAAGACAAAACAACTAAGAGAATTTGAACCGATTCTGTTACAGAATGGATACAGATTTACACGGTGCAAGGGAAGTCATTTCATTTATATGAATCGAACTTCTCATAAAATCATAGCAGTCAATAAAGACTTGAACAGAATGGTTCGTGAACGATTAATAAAAGAGAATAAGTTACAGGAGGTATAAAACTGTGCAGACAAGAGAAATTAAAGTAGGAACAAAATTCAAGCATATGAAAGAAGAATGGATCTGTACATCGAACGATGGATTCATATTTGAAGCAGATTGTTTGAATAAAAATTGTCCAATGAAAGATTTAATGCTTATTGGATCAAGCGAAGAAGTAGAAGTGATTGAATAGGAGGTGTAAGAACATGAAATGGACAGAGTTATTACGGAAAGATAATTATGCTTTACTGCAAAGCGAAAGTGATACACAGTATGCGGTTGCAAGTGGCTATGATCCAACGCAGCCTGAAGATCAGCAGTGGTCAAGTGGAACATATTTTACTTATTGGAATGACGCAAAGCGAAAAGCTGATTGCTTGCAAAATGCTTTAGATTGTTTTAGAAGTAGAACAGAAGAGAACTATGTAACCAAAGGTCAGAAATACCTTGAAATCTACAGAGAAGATTATAGCGAAGGCACATTCAATGAAATTATTACATCGCTTGGAATTGATAATGACAGAGTTGGAAATGCGATTGGTTGTTATTGCATTGTAGATGAAGAAAGTTTAAAAAGGTAAAAGAATGCGAAGAGGTATAGTTCATGCGATTAAGTGATTTATTATCATATATAAGCGAAAATGAAAACGTTTATGTATGGTTGGATGGAAAAATTGTAGCTGAATATAATGGGAGAGATAGTATTTCTCTTAAATATAATGATTTTGAGGTTGAAAAAGGAAGTCTTAGAAAGTGTGAAAATGGAATCGAAGTTACATTGACAGGAAATTTAATTGTTCCTAAAAGATAATGAGCAGGAAGATGTGGATTTTATTATCTCGATGAATGTAATAGCAGAGTAAACAGATATTTCATAATGAAAGGTAAAGGGTAATAGCATGAAAAAAGTAAAAGTAACAATGACCGTTGTTTTAAATGATAATGCAGATGTAAAAGAAATTAAAAAGTGGGAGCATCATATTGATTATGCGATTGATATGGATAGTTATCCAGAGATTGAACATATTGAGAATGTTAAGGTTGAAGAATAGAAAATGGATATTTCACAAGAAGGAGGATAGAATCATGAAGTACAGATTAGGTTGTTATAACACAGATGGAAGTTTAGAGTGTCTTCGTGCTGTAGATAATAAAGAGAGTGCAAAACTTGCGTACAAACATCTGAAAGAAGAATATCAGTGTACGATTTGGGTTCAGAAGATAGAGTTTGTTGATCCAAAAGAGGAGTTTAAAGAAGCATAACAAATGCGTGTTTCATTGGATTTAATAAGAAGGAGTGATAAGTATGGAATTTTTAGTACAGTATACTATTGAAGGAAGTGAAAAAATTATAAACAAGATTGTAAATTCTTGTTGGATTATTGAAGCAACAAATGAAAGCGATTTTAATGGAATTGAAGAAATGCATGTGTTTGATATAACAGATCTTGGAAAAATCAAACCGTTGCATTACAGAGGATGGCAGCCAGGATGCTTAATTGAATATGTAGACGATAAAAACAATGTAGTTATTCATGGATATGGAACAGACCATTAAATTCGCATTTACTAGGGAAATGGAGGACAACAGATATGAATATCAATTATTTTAGAGATAAGTATATGAATAAAGAATTTATGATAATTACTAATACTGAACGAACAGTATTAGTAACTGATATTGATGACTTTTATATGACAGTCAAAGTGACAAAGAATAAATACAGTAGGCAAAACTGTATTGGAAATTATTTTCCGTATGTGGATGATATTGTGAAATATCCTCTCACGGCATTACCAGTGATGTATGAAGTATCAGAAGGAAACTAAGATTTACTTGGAAGGAGTGAAGAGAAATGTCTAAGTATATATGTGAAAAGACAAAGGATGAAATCCTTGAGATTATTGCAGATGAGTTTGATAAAGTAAACAAAGATTACGATAATGCGATGCAGAATGATAACGAAAAACTCAAGGAACGGAATCAGGGTAGATACGTAGCAATGTTTGATTTGCTGCATAGGTTAGAGATTTATGAAAAGTAAATAGCAAACGCAAAGGCAGTTAGGAGAATAATCTACTAGCTGCCTATTTTATTACAAGAAAGTGAGGAACGATTATGCTAAAAGTAAACGATAAAGTAAAAGTGCATATGTACGACACATACAACAGAGAAATTAAAACACGGAATTATGGAGCTGTGTTTACTGTGAAAGAAGTAAACGGAAAGCTTGGTATTGACTGGAATACAGAGAAATCACCAACGACTTGTGATGGCGAAGTGTTCACACCATTTGAAACATTTTCATATTCAGTAATTTTTGAGAATGTAGAAAATGGAAAGAAGTACCATTGGAGCAATGCGGAAAACGGAATTGTAGAGGAGGTTTAATATGAGCAGATGGTTATATGATCCTGAAACGGATTCACGGAATGGAAAAGAGTTTACATATAACTCACCAATACATGAGAACGATACATTATTCAGTGGTTTCTCATATAGAGAAATTATGGATGTTGTAATTGCAAATTATGGTCACGACATTACAGAAGAACAGTTTGACAAGGCACTCAAAGAGTTTATGGATATGCGAATTGAGGATATGAAAGAGAACTTAATGATGTGTAAAACGAATATGTTAAAGGAAATTAGAAAGGCAGGTTGATTAGTATGAGAGAAATTAAAGTTCAGTTATATAGAGGCGAAGATGATAATTATGTTGAGCTTTGGAAAACAGTTGAAGAAATCGAAGGAAAGCACAGATATTATGGAAGATACACATTTGGAAATGAGGGAACTTGGTATTCAGTATGTGATCCACTTGGTTATTGTGAATTAAATGCACCGATGGCAGATGATGTAATGTTTATTTGCTGTGATGAAAATGGAAATGAAGTAATCAGATATTCAAATGCTGATGGAAATAAACTTCCGAAATTTGAAACAGTAATCAAAAGAGAATGGAATAAGGTAAAAGAAAAGCTTCAGCATAACACAGAAGATTTGACTAAAAACTTTTGGGCTGAGTGCTGGAACGGAGACACTACAATGAAAATAAATCAGTGGTTGTTATCTTATAAAGATCCAGACTTATATCCTGAAAAGGCAAAAGATTATGATGAAAACTGGACAAATTGTTGGGCAGAAAAAGAAATTGGATATGAACCTATTCCAGATACAGAATTTGAGTATTTAGGTCATAAATATCAGTTCACAAAGGTAAAACATAAACATGAATACTGTGGTGTTGAGTGGTACGAATTTGTATGTACCGATTCTCCTTATGTAATGCAGGATACACCTTGGGTAAAAGATAGGGCATGGATTCAGTCTTATATGTATCTTGGAAATTGGTTCAATGATAAGACTTATGGAACAATGTATGATCAAAGAACAGCAAGAGAAAGGGTAGTTGCAGCACTTATTAAAAAGTTCCCTATGAAAGAGAAATGGGACAAGTTACTTTATGTAAAGAAGAGAACTGGAAATGAATTTTATAATTGTGATTGCTGTTATGAAAAGTCATATTCCGATATGGCAGATGTACTTATTAACAGAAATTATCACAGAAAAGATGTTGACCATCTTTGTAAGTTCATTAACAAGGAAACAGAAGGAATTGTATTTGCAAGCAATAGAGGTAATAAGTACACAATCAGACAGATTTATCCAGATATTTATGACTATGATAATTGTTTGATATAAGAAATGAGGTGACTGATATGCAGGTCATAGATAAAGTTGTTACACCAGACGGAATAGAAATTGAGCTTAGAGATCTAAGTGGTGAACACAAACTACCAGATTATAACGGAATGGAAATTGTCTTCCGTACAATTGCAAAGAAAACATTTCCACCAAACAAAGGATGGTATGCACAGAAAGGAAAAGAATTTCATTCATGTATTTGTTACTATAAAAATTATACATCAGATATGTTGAAAGCAGATTATGAGGAGTTAAAAAATGGTACAAAAACTCTTGCAGATTTGAAATCATATTTCTGGAATGGTAAGAGAGACAGTTATGTACTTGGATTAGAAGGAAGTGAGAATTATGCAGAAAACATTAATGGAAATGCTGATTGAAGCAGGTTATCCGAAAGAAGAAATGTATCATCCTTCGTATGGATCTGATTTATATGTATATGTAATACCACTCACAACAAAAGTAATTGAGGAATGGTGCAAAATACATAATTATAGAATGGCTTGGCATTGTCCTACATTCAAAGATCAGATAACAGGCAAAATGATGTATGATTGTGCATTTCAGTGGTATGAAAATTAACAGATAGGAGCGTGATTATATGGCGAAACATATTATTGATAAAGACAATACATTAAAAGCGTTGGGAAGCATTAACACATTATTATCTCAATCGTTACAGATAATTAAAAAGGTAAACGAAGATGAACAATGGGATTTTTGTACAGATGATGTTTTGGCAAGACGAGTCAATGCTGCTGAAAGATTAATAAAACAAATATCAGACGTTGTATTTCAGAACGAAAAAGCAAAGTAAATTGTAATTTACTTAGAAGAAAGGATGAACAAAATGAAAAATTTTATAGAAGCATTGTTAAAAGTATTACCATTTTTCTTAGGATTAGCAATTAATAGAATTGCAAATAAAATGGGAGTAGATTTATTTGATTGGAAAGTGATTGTAGCAACAATTATTGTTTTTATTGTTTACTTAATGATATGCAAATGGATTGAGGGTAAATAATACAGAGAATAACAAGGCAAGAGGATAAATAAAATTCGTCTGCTTTTTAGTGTAACTAACAAAGAATTTTAAGAAAGGTTAAGGTAAATATTATGAGAGTAAATGAAGTAAGAAAAACAGAAACAATTGAGAAATTAGTAAAAATTGAATACATTGCAGAGGATGGAACTGTATTTGAAAGCAAAGAAGAGTGCAAAAAGTATGAGGAATCAGCGCTGTTTGCACTAAGTAGACAATTAAAGAGAATGGGTAACGAAAATTATATATCACATTGCGACATAAATGATGATTGTAGTTGTGATGAGAAAGTAGAAATTTTTGATATTCAAACAGAAAGGGATTTGGAAAACCTTAAAAGATATTTATACCTTGTTTTAAAGAAAAACGGAGCAAGTGATGATACGGTAAATGATTGCTTTACATCAAAAGATGGAACGAGAAACAAGCACGTATTTGATAGTGTTACAGCAGGTCACGAAGTAATGATTTTCTGGAATTATGATGAGGATTGGTTCTGGGTTTACAATGACGGAAGTATCAATGGATATTGTGAATTTTTCAGAGAGAAGATTACAAAGCTTATTACACCAAAGGAAGAGTAATAATATAGAGAATAAATTAAGGCAGACGCAAACAAATGTGTCTGTCTTATTTATTGGGAGGATGTGAGCGAAATGAGTAAAGAATATTATGTCATTGTACGGAAGTATTATGGTCTTCCTGATTATTTGAGCACAGATTTATCAGAGGAAGAAGATTGTTTTTCTTTTGATACAGAATACGAAGCCAATAAATGTTTAAGAGATATATTTGCAAATGGTGAATGGATGGAAGATGAAAAATATGGAAAAGTAAGATATTACACAGAAAGGAGAACAGAATGAACGGATATGAATATATTTGTGGAACAGCAGCACGGTTTAGAAAGAAGTTTCCGAACTTGTATGAACGGAAAGAAAAGAAGCCTGTGTTCATTGATTCAAGCTTATTAGACAAGATTGAAGATATTCCAGACGAGATCAAATCAGAACTAATAGGTAAATCAAGAATATCACGGATGAACAGAGAAGATTTTGCAATCAATACAGAGGATGAAAACGGATATAAATATTACATTGATATTGATTGTAGCTGCTATGACTTCTATAAAAACGACAAGCTGATTTATTCAGTGTTACATGTAGATGGTGCAAGATGGAATGTATATAAGGCAAATATCTATGGTTATTATGATGAGTTTCCTGTGAAGTCAGGCAGTTTGAATTGGAGTGAAAACTTAAATTTTAAGCTAGGTAGAATTGACATTAGCACCTATGAAAGTGAGGTTGGTTGATATGGAATTAAAATTATCAAATTGTTCAATAGAAAAATTTGTGAGCTATGCAATAGAGAGAATGAATAAGCATCGTATGGATAATAAATACCATTATTCTTACATGACAGAATCACGATTGAGAAAAGTGTTTCAGTATATGTGTGACAGAAAAACAAAATGTTCAGGATCTAATTATTATATTTCAGATACTGATGGATTTATTAGTAAATTCTCACAGCCAGAAGAAGAGAAACAGGAGTTAATGGAAGAAATGCTATTCCATGTAGTATGGTGCAAATGTGAATGGATTTATAGAATTATTGATAAAGAAAGAGAATTTTATGAATCATTAAAAGGATACGTTGGTGCAAGAAAAGTAAAAGAGTTTGAGAATGTGGCATAGGAGGTTGAGTAATATGTATATAGAACATGATTATCATTATATAAATACAAATGAAAATTTGTTAATAGAAAAAGGTTATGGAAAGATTTCGATACATTCTATTCATTTTGATAGGCATTATTCAGAAGAACAGAAGGAAAAGAATAGACAGATTGCAGAATCTATGACAAGCGAGCAATGGAGTAGACACTGCGAAGAGGTTGCAAAAGGTTTTTCAAAACCATTAAATGATATTCTGAAGCAGTTTATAGACAGATATGACATCCACCAGGTTTCAGAAGAAACAGATACAATGGAACATTATAAAAGTGATTGGGATTTATATTTTTGGAGCAATAAAGGATGGAATGGAAAAGATTATATGGATTGTTTCAAACTGGATTTTAATACAAGAAGAAGTGTAGAAAAGAATATGGCTTTGTTAAATGAAATTATTCCACTTGTTGAGTCTATGGAATATGAAAACATAGGTTGTCTTATACAATATGATGCTGTCTTAGACAAAGAAAAAATAGAAAAGGAAGCGAAAGAAATCTGCGAAAAATTTATAGGAAAATTTATAACATATTGTGGAATTGAAGGAAAAATCAAAGTTGTGGATGAAGTTAATAACTATAAAACTTATGGATTTTTTAGAAAAGGTGCAAGAAGCAAGTATTATAAAGTATCAAATACAGAAATACTAGCAATGAAATTACGGGAGGCAATTTAATATGGAAGATAAAGTTGTAATTGATGTATTAAAGGAACTCGGGAATGAACTTTTACAAAGAGTCGAAGAGTTGAAAGATGCATACAGAGAATGTGGTCACAATTCAATCTGTAATAGAATCTCACAGTTACATGAAGACATAAATGTAATCGAAAAGAAAATTGAAAGAATTAGTCCTAGTGATTGTGATTGGTAAAACCAAAGGAAAAACTGTTTATCAGAAAGAGAGGTAAGTAAAATGGTTGATTATACAAGAATAAATGTGTCAAAAGATGGCAAATATTTATTTGCAACAGAACAAGGGGAGCTTACATACGACTGGGAAGCAAAACGAGTTTATAAATTATTAAAAGAGAAATTTCCAGAAAGCGAAGGTTACAAAGTTTCTGTAATAGAATGGAGAGCAAGAGGAATTGAACCGGATTGGGTTAAGGAGGATATGCAAGATGAAAACAATAATTGATAGAAGCGAATGTAAACCATTAAGTGACAATATTGAAGGCAAGTTAGTAGTAATTAAACCAGATTTTTTCAAACCAGAATTTAGAGATGCAAAATATCAAATTGTACTTGCAACTGGTGGTTTTGGATGTGATGCAGATAAATTTGGAACTGCTGTGTTTGTAACAGAATGTTGTGAAGATCCAGAAGAATATAGGCAAGAAAGATACAATCTTATTGGTGAACCTACAGAAGAAATGATTGCTGAATGGAAAGCGAAGTACGGAGATTTCAATAAGAAAGTACAAAAAGCATTAAAAGGAGAGTGATTAGTATGATGACAAGAGAAAGATTTGCAGAGACAAACTGGAAAATGAGTTATGAAGAATATCAGAAATGTGATTGTACTGAATGTAAAAAAGAAGAGTGTCCACACAGAGGAGCATATAGAAGAGTGCCTGAAATTGATGGTGGTCTTAGTTTATGTCCTAATTTGAAAGGAGAGTGATTTTATGAGATTGGCTTATTTTTGTCATTATGATGGTCATGAATGTGATAAAGAAATACCAAAATTGAATGAAATTGGAGAAGTTATCTATCCTAAAAAAATTGATACAGATAATAGATATTGGGATTCTTGCATGTTATGTGAGAGGAATTACTCAATGTGCGGAAAATGTTATGGAAATTTAAAAATAGTTAAGGAGGTAGATTAAAATGTATCAGCATATAGAATTTATTGATGGTAGTAATCCTTATATCAGCAAAACGGAAAAGGATTTCAAATGGATGTGTGAACATTATGTTCTCATTCCGATTGTAGAAAATTTCTGGAAAGCAACTGATAAAATTTATTATAAGGTGGTTGGCTTTGCGGATAAAAATAAGATGGCTACTTTTAACAGAAATTACAAATCAAAAGCAGGTGCAATGAGGGTAATTCGGAAAGCAATTAAAGAGAATAAATTTGAGTGTATTGTACTTAGAAAAGAGGTTGAAGATTTACGGAATGATGAACACTTTGATATTTCAGTGAGTACACCTATTAAAACATGGAATTTGGTATAGATTGGAGTGATGAAAATGAAAAACAATGATTATCCAATATATTTTAAGAGTAAAGATAATGATATATATGCAAGCTATGATAGTGTGCGATGGTTTTGGTATGAAAATATGGAATGTTGTTAGTAAGAAATAGCAATTTCATTTATTGATGAATATGTAAGTGATGAATTTATTTATGAACACTATGATGGATATAGTTTTACAAAAGATGATTTCTTCTGTAGTGCGGAAAGGAGTGCTTGATATGTTAGATTATACGAAAATCACATTTAATGAGTTAGATAATACAGACAAGCCATTACAGGCATTTTACAACTATGATTTAAAAGAAAGCGAAATTGATAGCTTTTTGGAAGAATACGCAACTGTTGAAGAAGTTCCAAAAGGTGTATCTGTTCAAAAAGTAGAACTATGCTTAACGATTTACGCACAGCATGATTTCAAATTAGAAGCTTGTTGTACAGATACAAATAACGAACAGTATTGGGTTGAAATCAATAAACAGTTTACAAATGCAGATGAATTTATTCAGATGATTCCCGATTATGGAAAGATAAAATTATAAAGAGGTGATGATTATGCTAGATATTACAAACTTATATGCATACAGAATTGAAGAATTGGCTGTTGGAATTGTAAAGGCAGATTCATATGAAGATGCAAGAGAAAAGGTCAAGATGGCATATTTAAAACATAATGATTGCTTTGACACTGAAAGAGATTTTATTGACTTAAAGGAAATTGCAGAGAATGATTCATGGTTTAGTGATAATCCTGATGTAGTTGAAGTCGATGAATTGATATAGAAGGGGGAGTGATGTTATATGAAAATAATTAAAGAAAGTATTATCAAAAAACATTCATATGAAAATGGAGAGCATACCTCTTATACAGAAAAAATAGAACAATACCATTATGACTCAAGAGAGGAACGAAGTGAACATGCAAAACAAATGACTGAAAAAGGATTTAAAGATAGTGGTCAAGTTAAAGAAAATGTTGGTACGATTATGAATCCAGAGTTGGTCTGGTTTGGAAGTTACTATAAATATGAAAGAAATTAGCCAAGTAAACAAGAGTTTCTTTGGAAGAATGGAGGAAAAAGTATTATGAGGAAATATGAAGTTATTGAGGATAATGGCGGTGGGTTAACTTTAGTTGTTTTTAATAAAAATGGTAAAGTCGATTATTTACATAGCGGATATGAATATGGAAAACATGGAAGGTTAATATGTGATTTAGAAGTATTAAAAAATGGAGATAATCCAGTTACGGATTGGGATGGTAATGAAGATAATCCACAAGCAGTATATGATAACATAGTATCTTTTGAATATGGATGGGAAATTGTGGCTGACAATGATGGCATATATCCTGATAAAATGGGATGTGCTGCTTGTTTTGAATTTGGAATAAAAAAGGAATAGAGGTGTTGTATGTGGAGAATAAAAAACAAGTAGCAATATACATACGTGTAAGCACACTCGATCAAGCCCGTGAAGGATATTCTTTAGATGCACAAGAAAAAACGCTTAGGAAATGGTGTGAGGAACGGAAATATAATGTTTATGATTTGTATGCAGACAAAGGAATTTCAGGGAAGGATATTGAACATAGACCAGATATAAATAGATTATTATATGATGCAAAAAATAAGAAATTTGATTTGGTTTTATTTTGGGCACTTAGTAGGTTTACAAGAAGTGTATCAGATTTATATTCAACAATGGAAAATTTCCAACAATGGAATATATCTATGGTTTCATATACTGAAGCTTTTGATACATCTACCCCAATGGGTAGAGCAATGATTGGAATTGTTGGTGTATTCGCACAGTTAGAAAGAGAATTAACAAGTGAAAGAGTTAGTGCAGCTATGGCAGAGAGAGCTGCACAAGGAAAACGTACTTGTTCTGAAATATTAGGATATGATTTAGATGGAAAGGATTCATTTAAAATCAACAAAAAAGAAGCAGAATATGTGCGTTTTTGTTTTTCTGAGTATTTATTAAGAAAAAATTTATCAGAAGTTGCGAAAGAAGCAAAAGTAAGAGGCTTTAAAGGTAAGAGAGGTAAAATTCCAACAGCTTATAGTATTCAAAAAATTCTTACACGAACACAATATTGTGGATACAATATTTTTTGTGGAGAAACTTACAAGGGAAATTTTGAACCAATTATAGATGTTGAAACATATAATAAAACCCTATCATTACTTAAACGACAAGGGAAAAATATTGGCAGAAAAAGAATAAAACCATTGATAAAAATTGAGACAATGAAATGAGGATTTACAATGCTCAGGATTCGTTATAAGGAGGAATATATTATGGTAAGAATCAAAGATGGAAATTATATAGCGATATTCCACGATAGAATGATTGAAGTAAAGGCAGATTCAAAAAGAGATGCTTGTAACAAAGCAAAAAGATATTTTGAATCAAGAGAACATAGAGAATTATTTGATGGTGAGTTAAAAGTGTGTCAGATACCATCTGTAATAGGTGTTCTTGATGAGTGAAATAAATAGAAAAATATTTATTAGAAAGTAAGGTGACTACATGAATATCGTATTAGAAATGGAAAATTGGATTGTTAATGATGAGTATTTTATCACACAAGGACTAAACGGATATGAAGTATATAATTGTGGAGATGATGCAGAAGAAGCAAAAGAATTATATATAGGTACATTTGAAGAATGTTTGACTTGGATATGGAATAGTATCTAAGTCGAATGAAACGATGATTTCTTGACAGAATGACAGAATGGAGACTTAGAATATGACAAGAGAAAAAGCCACGAGAATTGCAAATGGATTTTTTAATGATATGAATCCTACTTTATGGAACGGAGAAGGTGATAAACCCGAAAGCTTTGATGAACGACCTTGGCAATGCAAAATAGTTGATGGTATAAATCTTGAAATTACTTTTGCTTATGATGAAGAAGATGGATGGCATCATTATTGCGATTTAGTTTATACCAAAGATAACAGTTCTTTTGACTTACTGAGTGGTTATGGAATTGATTCTAAACTAAATGTGATAGATACAGTAATGGATATCTGTAGAGACTATAAGTAAGTATTGGAATTGTGATTTAGATAGGAGTGATTGGAATGAATTATAAAATAGGTGATACAGTAAAAATATCTGTTTATGTAACAGAAAAATGGAGCAGATTAGTTACTTGTAAAATTACCAATAAGTATATAAGAAATAATACTACTTATTATTCTTTGCAAGAGATAAATGGAATTTATAGAGTAAGTAACGTAAAAGAAACCCGATTCATACTTGATTAACATGAAACGGAAATTTACTTGGAGAATATGTAAGAGGTTGGAATATTCAATCTCTTATTTTTATGGAGAGGAATGATAATTACTATGTTTAATTACAAAGAATTTAAGAAGGAAATGTCTAAGAGAGGACATGAAGTACATAAGAATGGAAAGTATCTTACAATTATTCCTAATAATAATTACGAGGGATACAGTAAAGGATTTTTGTTTGCAACGGATATCATTAAAGGCTTTGAGAATGTGTTAAAGTTACTAAATATGGATCATTTTAATACTTGGATATATAGTGCAAAATTTAAGATTATATGATAAAATTAAAATAACAGTAATAGGAACGTAAACAATTATAACGGAGGCAATTATTATGGCACAGTTAATTGGATGTTTGATTGCAGGATACTTATGTATTTATCTTCCTTGGAAAGCGAATCAAAAGGAAGAATCTCGTAAGAGACAAGATATGTATAATAATTTAAATAAGAAGTCGGTTGATGAAATGGAAAAGTGGAGAAAATAGTGACATAAAATAAGAAGACTAACTATTAAAAGTCAAGCCTTAAAATGATATTTTTTGAATAAAATACAGAAATGTATTTTAGATATATTTTGAACTCAGTTAGAGTTCCATGAACCTTGAAAACTGCATGACAAAAAGAGCATCGTGACAGGTGCTCAAAAAGGAGTATCGAATTAAAATTGATTAAGCTACTTTGATGTATTGTTGCTTTGTTTTTTCAAGATGATAAATCACTCGAACCAGCTTTTTTACAGCATGTGATATGGCAACGTTATAGTGCTTGCCTTCAGCTCGTTTCTTGGCAAGATACCCTGCAAATGTTGGATCCCAGTGGCAGACATACTTGGCGGCATTGTACAAAGCGTATCGCAGGTATCTGGAACCACGTTTTTCCATATGTGCGTAAGCACCATCCAGTTGTCCGGATTGATATGTTGATGGTGAGAATCCAGCATAAGCTAAGATTTTATCAGGAGAATCAAAACGACTGAAGTCACCAATCTCGGCAATGATCATAGCACCCATGCGATAATTAATTCCAGGAATACTAAGAATCGGTGAGTTGATTTCATCCATGATGACTTTGATTTCATTTTCGATTTCATCAATCTCGGAATCAAGTTCCTGAATCAACTTGATGGTGTGTTTTAGTTCAAGTGATTTAGCTGGCATATTTGAGCCAATAGAAGCCCTTGCAGCTTCTCTGAAAGTAATGGCAGTATCTTTACTATATCGACCTTTTGAAGCTTCCGAAAGAAGATTTGTAAGTCTGGTAAGATGTGCGCTGGCTACGTGCTTAGCACCGGGAAATTCAGAAAGCATTGAATAAACAGATGCCATATGAAGTGTTGGCACAAGCTTTTCTAATTCAGGGAATAAGATACAGACAAGTCTTGAGACGGAAGACTTTAGCTTGGCACGTTCTTTTACTTTATCAAAACGATAACGAGTTAATGACTTTAGCTCTTCGTTATGGTAAGATATGTCTGAGTAGGACTTTAAGTTCACATCAGACATGAGCATGGAAGCAATCGTGCGGGCATCTACTTTATCCGTTTTCGTCTGTCTAAGGCTTAGACTTTTTCTGTACAGATTGGTATGTAACGGATTGATAACATAGGCGGCCAAACCTTTATCAATGAGATATCCGAGAAGATTGTAACTATAGTGTCCAGTGGCTTCCAGTCCTACTTTTACTTTTGTTGCATCTTCCGTAACAGATTCAATTTTTTGATAAAGTTCATTGAAACCATCTAGGTTGTTAGTAATGGTAAATGGTTTAAACAACACTTCTCCATCAGAGTTGGTGATAAAGCAATCATGCTTATCCTTAGCGACATCAATTCCTACATAAATCATAATAATCTCCTTTGAAATGTATTAATGCTGTTTTAGAACCACAGGGTGCTCCTTGCGATTGTATCCTCGTTCTAAATAAACCGTCATGCGGTATCTAACTGATTAACAAATGAACAAAGAGACTGTGGTTGGAGCCTTCCTAAAACCATCAAGTGGTAGG